GAAGCTGTTGATCCGACTGCCGTTCACGAAGTCGATCCGCCACGGCTTGCGCAGGACTTTCTTGACCTTGTGCGGGAACCGCTCGACCAGCCGCATCAGGCCGGACGGGCCGTCGAACGTCACCTTGTCGAGGTCGTCAAAGGTCGGGCTGATGACCGCGTGCTGAAACCCGGGCCAGCGATGGACCTGTTTCCACGACCACTCGGCTCCGGTCTTGGTCTTGCCCGCCCCGCGACCGGCCTGCATCAGCCATGTCATCCACTCGCCTTTCGGCTCGATCTGGTCCATCCGCGCGATGAATTCCCACGGCATCCGCTTGACGACCCACGCCTCGAATTCGGCCTTCGTCTTGTGCGGCAGGAAGGCGTTCCGGATGGCCCTGCGCAGGTTCGGATGCCCGACGGCATACCGGGCCGCCCAGCTTGCCGTCGGCGGGGGCTCCGGGCCGAACGGAAAATCACTGGGCTTGAAATGGGGGACGCGCATGTCAGCCTCCGGACGCGCCTCGCTTCTCGGGCGGGCGGTAGCGGTCCATCAGGAATTCGAAGCTGTCGCTCAGTTGGGTTTCCGACGGGCCTTCATCCTCGGGCGGTGCCGTGAGCGGGCCGTCTGCCGCTGCCGGGTCATCCCGCCAGCCCATCCGGGCTTTGGCCCAGAAGATCGCCAGTTGCGCAAACTTCGGGTGCTTCTTGTCCGTCGCCCCGTCGAAGATGGCGTTCGCGACCTTGAACCGGGCCTTCGACTGGCCGAGTTCCAGCACCGCGCTGTAGGCGTGCATCTCGCTCTCCGAAAGCTGCAGGATGTCGCGGATGTCCTTTCGCGACAGGCCGATGCCCGCCATCTTCTCGATCTGTCCCGCGACGAAGTCGTTCGTCACGGCGGGCTCTGCCGGGTCTGCCGTCATCTTCAGGGCGATCACCTTCGACCTTGGCTTCGGTGCGGCCTTGGGCTGCGGCTGGGCTGCCTCAGCCGGGGCCTCGCCTGCCTTGCGCGTGAACCGTGGCCGCGCGACCAAGGGCTGCGGTCCGGCCTCGACCGGTCGCGGCGCCTTCACGGTCGCGCTGTCCACCTGCTTTCGCGTGTCTGCCACCTTCCGGGTCATGCTGCGCCTGCCATGCTGCGAGTGTCGAACGTCTGCCCGGTCAGGCCGTGGACGGCGGCCTTGCCGGTGATCCGCTGCCACCGCTCGATCATCTCATCGCAGGTGGCCGGGTCGGGTTCGAACCCTGCCACATTCCGCTGCGTCTGCGAAGCCGCGACGAAGGCCGCCCCGAGGCTCTCGCCCGCGAAGGGGTCCATAGCCCAGCCTCCGGTCGGGACGTGGTTCCGCAGCGGGCGCACGAAGGGCTGCAGCGGCATCTCATCCTCGGATGCCCAGACGGTCGTCTGCTTGCGGCCTCCGGCCCATGGCGGGCCGCCTGCCTTGGCGCAGTAGAGCCCCGCCTTGTGCCCCGTCGCAAAGCCCTTTTCCCGGGGCTTGGCCTCGGTCGGGATGATGATCTGGGCGCGGACGTCGAACCCCGCCTCATGGGCCGCGTGGCCGCCCACATGGCTGCGCAGGCCGGAGGACCAGAGGTAGGCGATCTTGGCCGGGGTCAGGTTCAGGAGTTGCGCCAGAAGCCCGGCGCCGACGTCGTCAGGGATCCGGGTGACGACCAGCGCCGCGTCCTTCGGTGCCATGGCCTGCAGGACGCTCGGGTCGCCGCCGTCCGCGCAGATCAGGAGGTTGGCGCCCAGCTTCCAGATTTCGCCGCTCTGGACGGTCGACGGGCGCGGCAGTGCGGGCTCCGGCTCCGGGGTGGGGGCGAATTCCGGCAGGTCGAACGCGGTCAGGCTGACGTCGAAGTCCGCAAAGGCGAGGAAGCGCAGTTCTTCGGCCAGAATGTCCTTGTCCCACGACGACCCGACTTCGGCCAGCCGGTTGTCGCTGATCAGCATGGCGCGCTTGTCCGCGTCGCTCAGATCGCCGCGCTGCACGCAGGGGACGGTCTTCAGCCCGAGGGTCTTGGCCGCCTCGACGCGCCCGTGCCCGATCAGAATGACGTTCGCTTCGTCGATGACGACCGGCTGGGTCCAGCCCCATTCGGTGATCGCCCGGGCCAGCGCGCGGACCTGTTCGGCGCTATGGGTCCGGCTGTTCTGCGGGTGCGGGATCAGGGCTTCGATGGCGACTTCGGCGATCTTCATTCGGCAATCTCCACCACGCCCGCTTCGCTGCCTGCCTGCCCGGCGGGGTCCGGCAGGTCCACCTCGACGCCTGCCCGCATCAGCTTGGGCTTTTCGCCCGTCCAGCGGGCCCAGCGCGTGGCAGCGACGTCGCAGTATTCCGGGCTCAGTTCGATGGCGACGCAGGTCCGCCCGACCATCTCGCAGGCGATCAGGGTGGTGCCCGACCCGCTGAACGGTTCGAACACGACGTCCCCGGGCGCGGTCAGGGCGAGGATGGGCCTGCGCATGGCCTCGACCGGCTTTTGCGTCGAGTGGCCGGTGTGCGACCGCGAGTGCCCGATCTCCCAGAGGGTGGACAGCGCCGGGCCGTGCCACTTCGGCTTGGCTTTCTTGCGGGTGGCATAGAACGCGGGCTCATGGCCGTGGTGGTAATGGCCGCGACCGATGGCCGCCCGGTTCTTGGCCCAGACGATCTGCGCTTTCACGTCGAACCCTGCCGCGACGAGGCTCTCGTGGACTTCATGCGCCCTCGTGCCCGCGTGCCAGACGAAGGCCGCCGCTCCGGTGAAGCCTGCCCACACCTCGCGCCAGTCCGCGCGGTCGTCGTTCAGCACGACGCCCTTGGCCGAGCCTTCGCTGCCGATCCCAGCTTCGTCGCGCCATGCCGCGTCGTAGACCACCCCGTAGGGCGGGTCTGTGACCATCGCGACCGGCTTCGCTGCCATGCAGGCCGCCAAGAGGTCCGGGCTGGTCGAGTCCCCGCAATGCAGCCGGTGCTGCCCGAGGATCCAGACGTCGCCGGGTTGCGTGAGAGGCGTGGCCGGGGGCTCCGGCACATCGTCTTCGTCTGCCGTCTTGCTTTTTTTAGCAACAGGCTCCGGGGTATCGAAACCTGTCACCGTGACGTCGATGCCTTCGGCCATCAGCGCGCGGAGTTCTTCGCCGAGGATGGCCTCATCCCACCCGGCGCCGAATTCGTGCAGCCGGTTGTCCGCGACGATCAGCGCGCGGGCCTGCGCTTCGGTCAGGTCGGACCGGACGACGACCGGGATGGTGGTGAGCCCTGCCGCGATGGCCGCCTCGGTCCGCGCGTGGCCGATCAGGATCACGTCGTTCGCGTCGACGACGACCGGCTGGTGAAAGCCGAAGGCCAGCATCGCGTCCGCCAGCATCTCGATCTGGGTCGCGGTGTGCTTGCGGCTGTTCTTCGGGTGCGGGGTCAGGGTCTTCGGGTCGCGCTGGACGGTCTGCATGGGGCCTCTCAGGCGTTCGGGTGCGGGATGGTGCCCGTCATGATCTGATCGTCCACCGTGGCGCTGTAAGGCCGCCCGGCGTGGCCGTTGCGGCGCATGCGGCTGATGACCCGATGCAGGGCGCGCACGCGGGTCGTGGCGATCTCGCGGCGCTCGCGCTTTCGGCTGGCGACGGCGTAGGTCGCGATGGCGACGAATACGCCCCGGCTGGGCTCGACCGTGATCTGGATGGTGCGGTCAGGGGCGGGCTGGTCACTTGCCATAGGGTGATCCCTTCTCTGCCCCGCGCGGGCCGGGCCACGTCACCTTGCCGGGCCATTGCGGGATGGTGGGCTGCCACGGGTGGTCTTGGCCGGGCTCTGGTGGTGGCAGGGCCGCGAGCCCCTGCAGGGCGGCCACCAGCGCGCGTGCGAGGGATGTGGTTTCGATGATCGGGCGCGGGGTCGGGTGGCCGAAGAGGTCTGCCCGGGCGACGGCGGCGGTATCGGTGAGGACCAGCCTCTGGTCGAACATGCAGCGCAGGGTCCGGGTCGTCTCGCCACGGCTGTCCGCGCGCACCGCCCACGCTTGCTGTCCGGTGCGGTAGGGCCGGTTCTCGACCTTCAACTCGACCCAGACGCGGTGTGCCTTGCCGCAGCCGAGGTAGCAGTCCGGCAGCCCTTGCCGGGTGCGGTCTTCGAACCGCTCGCCAAACCAGCCACGGGCTTCGATGATCTCAGCCATCGCGGTCCAGAGGTCGGATTCGGTTCGGATCAGGGTGCGCATGCCCCCTGTTTAACAGCGGGCCGACTTTCCGCGCAAGAGGGTTGCCGGTCACAGCCCGAACCCGGGCGGTGCCGGGCCCCCGCTCTCTGGCGTGGTGAACGGGACGGGCGGCGGTCCGCCCAGCGCCTCTGCCACCGTGCGCAGCCCAATGTTTCCGGGCCGCCAGACGGGTTTCGTGGTGTTGCTGCCCTCTGCCCGGGCGAGGTCTTCGGCGTGCCACATGGTGAGGACGATGGCGCGGTGCCCAAGGGTCCACCGCTCCCACGCCTCTTGGCGCTTCCTGCGCGCGATGCTTGCCGCTTCCAGCGTGGCCACCCGCCTGCGCAGGACGTCGGCTATCGCGCTTCCGGTGCCGATGGCGGTCATGAGGGCGGTGATCGTGCGGGAGAGTTCGACGGCGATCTGCCCATCGGTGAGGGTTTCGGGATCTGGCACGGGGCTGGTCATGCTGCCTCGAAGGTGAAGCCCCGGTATTTCGGGCCGGGGCAGGTCAGGGATGAGTTCTTGGCGAAGGCGCAGGGGTGGTGATGCCTGCACCGCTCGCACTGGTCGCAGAAGGCGTCGTAGCGGCTGACGGGCTTTGCCGGGGGCGGTGCTGCCTTGGGCTGCAGGGCCGCGATCTGCCGGGTGAGGGTTTCGATCTCGGCTGCCTTCATCCTGTCGCGGGCGGCGGCTTCGGCGATGGGGTCTTTGGCCTGCAGGGCTGCGATGAGGGCCGCGATGGCCGCTGCGCTCTCGGCTGCGAGTTCCGCGTCTGTCATGATCGTTTCATCCGTTTTTTCGTCATTTTCGCTTTCCGGGGGGTCCGGGGGGTAACCCGGGGGTATTCTCATCGCACCAGCCTATTTTCCCTCACACGCGCGCGTATACGCATGTGTGCGCGTGACCCGTCCTTCCACAACCACAGGTTAAGACTTTTTGGCACGCGCGATGCGCGGACCCCCGGGTTACCCCCCGGACCCCCCGGGGTAAATCGGCCATTCATCAAGTCCAGCGCAACCGCAAGATGAAAAGCCATCATTCGATGATTTCCGCCCTGATCATCGTTTGGGATTGACCTTTCGCAGACTTTCCCTTGTCGACGCGCAGCCGGAACCCGCCCGCGCTCCGGTCGGCGAAGCGGTGCATCCTGAGCCCGATCATCGCGCCGACCTTGCCCAGCGCCTTGGCATGCGCCCTCGAATGCGCGGCCTTCTCATCCTCGCTGGCAAAAGGTGCCGACCGGGGCATCAGGGGCGCTACCGCCTCATCGTCGATCCCGAACAGGTGCGCCGTCGCGTCCGGCGCGATCATCAGCATCTGGCCGATGGTGATCGGGGCCGACGGGTTGTGGTGGATCTTCTCCGAAGCCTTGCGGAGTTCCTCGAGGAACGCCTCGAGAGCGTAGCCATCCCAAGACGGGGCGGTCTGCTTCCATGTGTCGAGAAGGTCGGTCTTGCCGGTCAGGCTCATGAAGGGCAGGGCGATGCGGTTGAACCATCCCGGGTAGCGCCCGACCTGCGGCAGCTTCAGCAGGGTCGTTTCGGTCAGGATGCGCCCCAAGGCGACGATGATCGACGCCCGGTTTTCCTTCGTCCACTGGCGCAGGCTGATGCGGTTGTAGCTTGGCGGCTTGCCATCCTTCAGAACCAGCCGCACCTCGAGGATGCGGGTCGCGGTATCGGCGAAGGGCTGGACGTTGTTCCCGGTCAGGACGTTCAGGGCGTTCGACGGGGCGTTGACGATCTGGCTTTGCCCGAGGATCCTCGCGCTCCAGACGACCGAGGTCATCAACTGGTCGAAGACCGAGTTCTTCAGGGTCATCCCGTTCGGCAGGTTATCCCAGAGGATCACGTCGACGTCGGCCATGACGAGGCTGGTGACCAGCTTTTGCATTTCCGTCGCGTCTTTCTCTGGCCACGGCGTGTCGCCGATATCCTCGCCCGAGATCACCTCGACCAGCGCGTGCGCCAGTTCGCTTTTGCCGGTCCCTGCGTCCGGCGCGCTGATCAGAAAGCCCGGAAACTTGCCCTCTGCCATGAGGTGGGTCTTCGTCAGGAGCATCGTCGCGGGGACCATGAGGGCGCGAACGGCGTCTTCGTAGGTGTCGAAGGACGTTTCTCCCAGCCAATCCTCGACCAGCCATTTCAGGAGCAATTCCGGCGGGTCTTCCAGCACTTGGGGGCGGATGCCGCCGGGCATGTGTGCCTTGATCAGGAAGTTGCTGGCACGGTCGTATCCCTTGTCACCGATGACCATTTTGCCATCCATGATGACCGGGTGGCGCAGGATGCCTTTCAGAAGCGGGAATTCATCGACGCCGGTCGCGATCAGAAGGTTCCGGATCCAGTCGGGGATAGGCTTCGGCACCTGAGCCCCTTCGGCGTTGACCTTGAACCATCGGGCGACGGCTTCGACGTGGCCGGTGACGCTGTGCTGGTTCAAGGGGACGGGGCGGGCGATCTTGGCGCGGACCTTCTTTTCCGGATCGAGGAAGGCATCGACTTCGGCCTCGACGATCTGCACCGGCTGGTCTGCGAACCGGTAGACCGAGGGGTTCGTCTTGGCCGAGATCATCCCCCGGATCTCGGATGAGACCGACGCGCGTTCGAGGGTCATCAAGTCGAACATCGGTTTTTGGTCCGCGTTCTGCGGCGGCAGGGCCTTGGAGTTCAGTTTCGCGTAGGCAAGCTGCACGGGGCTCAGGTTCGGTGCTGATCCGTCCGCGTTCTCGGTCATTCTCTAGGCTCCATGCTGGCAAGGAAGGCGTTGATCGCCGCCTCAGTTGGTTTGGGGATATTCGTCTCTTTCAGGGCATCTGCGATGGCGTCGTATTCGGCGCGGGCGTCAAGCATCATCAGGTCCGCGCGCCACGCGATGACGCGGGCGAGGGCCAGCATCGCGGGCCGTTCGTCCCCCAGCCAGTAGTAGGCGATCATCTGCCCGGCATCGGCCCACGGCACCCGGGCGCGGGCGAGGGCCATCGCCAACGGCATCGCGTTCGCCGACGTGCGGGGTTCCTTGGCGATGTGAAGCTGCCGGATATCGTCGCTCAGGTCGAGAAGCCCGGCCAGCCTGATCAGGGCCTCATCGCGGTCGACAGGGCCTGCCTCTGGCAGCACCGGGGCGCCGCTGGCCATCCAATGGGCGAAGAAGTCATGGGGCTGCCGGTGGGCGCAGGCGCCGTGAAAGCAGAAGACGCCGTTCGGCTGGGCTGACCGGTATCCGGTGCCCCCTTGGGCGCCGCCGGTATGCTCCCCGTGCCAAGGGCAGCGGATGGCAATCCATCCTTGGCTGTTCGGGGCGGGTTCGAGGGTCTGGCCATTGGCCGACAGCCAGTCCAGCAGGGGGTCTTCGCCGTTCTGCAGGATCAGGACCGCGTTCGACGCGGTGAGGACGGGGCGCGGGCTGAGGAGGGGCAGGTTGAAGCCGTCCTTCTGGAACAGCCGCTCGGCATCGGGGACGAACCTGCGGCGCCAGTCTTCGAAGACGATCCGGGCGGGGATGCCGCGTCCTTTCGGGTCGCTGCCCGGCAGGCGGGCGAGGCGGATCAGGCTGGTCTTGCCGGTCGACCCGCCCTTGTCACCGTGGCCTGCCTCGATCAGGGACCGCATCATCCGGTCGATGGTCGAGGCGTTGCGCAGGGCGGTTTTGAAAACATACCACCATTGCTGCGACCCGGGCTTCGTCTCGATGACAATCGTAGGGTCCAGCTTCGGGGGCATCAAGACGACGCCGTGCTTTTCCTCTCCGATGTCGTCAAGGACGATGGCGAGGTTCCCGGTCCAACTCTCTGCCCGGCGGTAAAACTTCGCCCCTTGGGCGACGTCATTGATCCGGAAGAGCCCGACGCTGACATGGGTGAATTTCGGTCCGATGGAGCCGGGGTTCCAGTCGACGGCGGGCTGGCGTCCGTCCGGCATTGTCCAAGAGAGGGCGGGGCGCTCGTGGGCCCAGTTGATCGCGTTGCCGACAAGGTTTTCGACGAAGGCGCTGGGGTCGAGGTCGTGGGGAACCTTGTCCGGTTCTCCGGTGTTACTTTCAGGGTGATTTGGCTTGTCGGAATAGGCTGATTCGCCTAAATTTTGTGGCATGCGAGCCTTCCTTGCGCGAGGGCTTGTGTGAAAAAGGGACGGGGCGGGCTGGCGGGCCTGCCCCGTTTCCGTTTGGGGTCCGGCCATGATGACCGAACCCCGATCTGAAATCCAGCCGGGACAGCGTTGCCCAGCCCGACCGGGCCAAGCCGCGCCGCGCCGTGCCTTGCCGGGCCTAGACCGCCCCACCATGCCATGCCTAACCCGGACGTGCCGAGCCTCGACCGCCTGTCCTCGCCGTGCCTAACCCAGCCCAGTCTGGCCATGACCGCCTTGCCACGCCGCGCCTCGCCAGTCCGAACCTTGCCCCGACCGCCTTGCCTAGCCCGACCGGGCCAGACCTTGCCAGACCTTGACCGCCTGACCGCGCCCAGCCACACCTGTCCTCGCCATGTCCGACCCCGACCGCCCAGCCCCGCCAAACCTCGCCCTACCTAGACCGACCCCGACCGCCTTGCCACAGGTCGCCGCGCCATGCCCGGCCCCACCTGACCTTGACCGCCGAGCCTTGCCCGGCCATGCCCGGCCTGACCGCGCCTCACCTTGACACACCGCGCCTCGCCTTGACCGCCACGCCTCGCCGGACCCAGCCCGGTCTCGCCGTGCCAAAACACGACCGCCTTGCCCCGCCTGACCCGACCGCGCCGGGCCAAGCCACGCCAAGACCGCCTAGCCCCGCCACGCCGTGCCATGCCGTGCCGAGCCACGCCAAGACCGCCCGGCCCCGCCGTGCCTTGCCCTGCCTTTCCCAGCCGCGCCATGACCGCCCGGCCCCGCCGCGCCTAACCGCGCCGCACCAAGCCACGCCGTGCCACGACCGCCTCGCCGAGCCTAACCTCGCCGCGCCCCGCCTCGCCAAATCGCGACCGCTTTGCCCTGCCCCGCCAAACCTCGCCCGACCTCGCCGTGCCTCGCCCATCCGGGCGCGAAGTCACCCCGCGCCCGGCATCGTTACCCGGTCTTCGCGTCCGTCTCCGGATGGTCGTCCCGTGGGATTTCCTGCGTCTGCAGCCAGTCGATCACGCCCTGAATGGCGTCGACGTGCCGCTGCAGGACCGCCGATTCGTGGCGTCCAAGCCATCCCTTCAGCATCATCTTGGCGTGCCGCTGCAACTCGGCCTGATCCTCGGGTGACGACGGGTCGAAGGCGGTGTAGCCCCCTTTCGGCTTCACCCGGTTGCTGTAGTGCGACAGGACAGCCGGGGCCTGCATGACCCTGACCTTGACCGCCTCGGGGGACAGTTCGACCCTGCGGATCGTGATCCGCAGGTCGCTGACAAAGGCCCTCGCGCGCCCGATGCGCCAAGCCTTCGCGGCTTCGGCCTCGGTCTTTCCAAAGAACCACCCATAGGCTTCATGGGTGGGCTTGTCTTCCAGCCAATCGACGAAGTCTTCGGCGACAAAGCTGTTCGCTCCGGTCGCATTCAGGTATTCGTCATGAATGCGCTGGCGGTCTGCACGCGTGAGGGCCCCCATCGGTCAGGCCGCCTGACGGCTGTTCAGGGCCTCATCGAACATCTGCAGGAGGCTCTCGGTCTCGTAGTCATCCGGCATCGGGGTCGGATTCTTCATCGCGGTCAGTTGCGCGGTGCGACCTTCGGCGACGATTTCGTTCCATTCCTCGAGGAAGTCGCCTTCGGACTGATCGGTGCCTACGTTGAAGGTGCCGAACGACCCGCGTCCCTTTTCCTGCCGGAAGTCACCGATGCCGACGATGATGCCCGCGTTCGACAGGAGGCTCAGGATGCCTTTGTAACTGAGGGTGGGCTGGGTGAAGGTGATATCGATTTCCGCGCACCAGCGGGGCAGGAAGCCGCGCGTCCGCACGTCCGGGGTCCGCGCCATGTCTGCGCTCCGCACTACGTCCATCTTCAGGTAAGGCAGCCCCCAGATCGGGACCGACTGCTGGGGCAGGAAGATCAGGCGCTGGACGCTGGTCTTCGTGATGCCTGCCGTCTCGAGGGCAGCGGTCGCCATCGCGGCCTTGATGCCCGGGGCCGGGAAGCAGAGGGCGGTCGGACCGGCGCCGATGCGGTAGAGCGAGTCCGCGAATTCCTCGTAGGGCTGATGCTTCAGTTCCTTTTTCTCGGCTGCGGTTTTCTTCCCGCCGCCCAGCATCAGGGTGCGCTTCGTCTTCGCACTCATCGAGTTCATGTAGAGGGGGGTGCGCCCGATGATGCGGGCGCGGACCATTCCGGTCTTCAGGGTGTCGATGACGACTTCCCCGACTTCTGCTTTCTTGACGGCCATGCTGTTGCTCCTTGGCGTTTGCAAGGAGGCGTGACTTTCCGGCGGCTGCAGGCTATGCGTGCCAACAGGGCTTGGGATCGAGATCACACCTCGGTTCCAGTCTAGGCCGGTTCGGGCTCCACCCCGCTCCGGCCTTTTTCACGACTGCCCTATCCTTTCCGCGCAGTCCATACCTTTTTTCTACAGCCCCCTGTTGATCGTGATTCCGATTCGGGCTGGCGTTTTGCAGAAAAAAGCAAGACGCCCGCGCTGACGTTTCAGTCCATGAGCGGCGCTTCATGGACTGGTTCAGTCCATGAACGCGGGGCCGTGGTGTGCGCGTGGTGTGCGCGTGGCGTCCATTCCCGTCCATTCCCGTTCATTCCCGTCCCATTGTGTCCATTCTGGCAACTTTTTCGTCTTGCTTTTTCTGCAAGAGCGATCTTGCTTTTTCTGCAAAAGCCTTTACACCTGCTTTCCGAGTCAACTCTGAAAGGACCGAAGTCATGGCGAAAGCTGCCAAGAAACCCGAAACCCAAGCGCAGGAAGCCGAACCTCAATCGGCGCCCGAAACCCTGCATAACGATCCCGACGCCATGCGCTCGGCTTTGGCCGAACGGATCAAGTCGCAGGCCATCTTCCTGCGGGACTCCGAGGTCTCGAAACGCTCGCACTGGGCCGCCATCGGTGCCGACCTTCTCATCGCCCGGGAGTCCAGCCTGTCCAATCAGGATTTCGGCGCGTGGATCCTTGCGTCCGGCATCAGCAAGATGCCCGGTCTCGACACCGCCGCCGCGCGGTCGGACGTCATCTGGTTGGCGGAGTATCCCGACCGGGCTGCGAAGATCGGCGAAGAGACGTCCGGACCGCGCCACATCCGGCAGAAATGGCGGGCCCTGTTCGCATCGTCCTGTCAGGTCGAGGCCGACGCGCTTGCCATCCTCGACTCGGTCGATGACCCGGATATCGAGGCCGCCGCCGACGGGGTGGCGGAAAAGACCGGCTGCACTCAGGTCGACGCCTTCGCGGAGATCAAGCGGCTGATCGAGATCGCGCAAGACGAAGGCGAGCCCGACATTGCCGCGTCCGTCGCCAAGGCGCTGCCGAAGCTGAAGAAGGCCCTGCAGGCCGCTGCCGACGCTGGCATCACCCATGACATGCTCTGCACGAATGCGGGCGGGGTCTGGGGCGGGTTCTTCGCGTGGTCGCACCAGCCGCCGCCGTCGACCATGGCCGAGGCGCTTCATCTCGCCAAGGCGCTTGCGAACGACGAAGGTGTGTCCTTCAAGGACTTCATCTCCGCCGCCGGGGAGGTCTTCACCGAATGATCACCGAAGCCGACTATGCGCGCCGCCGCATCCCGCTGATGTTCGGCACCAAGCTGATCGACCTTGCCGACCCGCATCCTGACGATGTCGATCTGGACGCGGTGCATGCCCGCATCGCGTCCATCCGCCGGTTCTCCGGCGACCCCTTCGCCTTGACCGTCTCGGCTCACAGCCGGGTGGTCTGGGCTCTGGCGATGGACGCCTGTGCGCCTCCCCGCGTCACCGAGTGGTCGCTCTACCACGACATGCACGAGGCGTTCACGGGCGATATCCCGGCGCCTGTGAAGCGGTATCTCTCCGAGCATACCCCGGCGCTGGCGAACCTCGAGTTTGCGCTCGACCGGGCGATCTGCGGCGCGGCGGGGATCCCCGAGCCCACCCCGGAGACCCGGGACGGGGTGCGGTTCTTCGACAAGCTGGCGGAGACCTTGGAATGGGTTCACGTCCTGCAGCGCCCCGAGGCCGGGTGGAACGTCGCCTATACCAAGTTTCACGTCGAGACCTTCTGGTCTGCGCTGCGAGGGGAGCGTCGCTGATGTGGTATTACGAGGAACGGACGGCTCTGGGGCGCTGGTCGCCCCGGACCGAACCTTCGCAGCCCTCTGCGATCACCGCCTCGGGGCGGCATCGGACCATCCGCGCGGTGCGGGAGGTGCCGGACAACATGACCGGCTACGACCTGAACGTGCTTCGGGACTGGTCGGACGCGCTCATCGCCAAGGAGGCGGCTGAGGCTGCTGCCAAGGCTGCACTGGCCGAAATTCCCGAGGCCACCGAGGCTGACTTCCAGCGCATGCGGGTGGAGACGCCCGCTGTCCGTCTGGCAAGGGCTGCCGGGGTCCGGGTGAAGCCGCTCTCGTGGCGCGAGATTGACCCGGGTCACCGGCTGGTCGGGACGGGGCTCGGGTTCACCTGCGAAATCCATCATCTGCACAAGGGCGGCTGGGAGGCGATCTGGCCTCTGTCGAACGCCGAGTTCCCCGACGCGCTGGCCGCCAAGGCCGCGATGGAGGCTGCCTACGAGGCGATGGTGCTGTCTTTCGTCGAGGTGGTGTCGTGAGGCCGCGCGGGATCACCGCTGACCGGGTTGTCGAGTTGTGCGACGGCACTCGGGATGCCCAGCAGATCGCGGACGTGATGGGGGTCGGCATCGCTTATGTCCGGGCGACTGTCCGGCGGCGCAAGGTCGGCCATCTCTTGGTCGTGCGCCCGCCGAACCCGGGCCTGAAGGTCCAGCTTCGCGCGGCGGAGGTTGAGATCGCGCGGCTCACGGCGGAACGGACCGGCCTTCAGCAGCGGGCTTACGTTCAGGGCCTGAAGAACGGGGCGGAGACGCTGCGGTCGATGGATGCGACGGCGGGTGTGTTGCACAAGCCGACGCTCGATCTGGCCGCGACCTGCCTCGAGGACATTGCCGCCCGGGGGCAGATGCTGGCTGCCGGGCTGCCCCCGCCGCCGCGCGCCCGTGCGGCGCGGATCATGACGGGCCGGGAGCCCTTCACCTCTGCCGACTTGGAGGCGCGGATCGACGCGATCTGCGGTTGTAATGGCCGGTGGGATTGCGACTGCGTTTCGGTCTTCAGTCAGGCGCTGGGCCAGTTGTGGTTTGAGCATAATTCGAAGCTGTCGGAGGGTGCGAAATGAGGCCCTCGACCATCACGCTGCAGCCGACGGGGCTGAATACCATCGCGACCCTGTCTGTCCCGCAGGAGGACGACTTTCCCCGGGTCTTCACCGGGACTGGGCGGAACGCGGCACTTGCCATCAGCCTTGCGGTCAAGAACGCGCGCAAGGCGGGCTTCGCCGGGCGCGAGTGGGTGTGTGTCGACGTCAATCTGAAAGGGGTTGTCTGACCGCTTTGGTAAAGCAATCTCTTGACAATCTTTGTCAGGCTGTATATGTGGCAAGCATCGACCCTGAAAGGACAAACAATGTCAAACGATTCTATGCCTGAAATCTCGACCCGCGCGCTCCGCTCTATGGCTATCGGTCAGCTTTATGATGCCGGTTACGCCATCCAACGCGCCCCGGCTGACCAGTTCACCCTGCAGCGGCAGGTCTACGTCATCTCGAAGGGCGGCGCGTCTCGCACCGTCGCGCTGCGCACGTCAAACACCGGCTGGATCGGCTTCCGCCGTGAAGGCGAGGACTACCCGGTTCTTGATGGCATCGATTCGGTGCTGCACGTCCATCTTCGCCCGGCGCTGGGAAACTTTGCGCTGAAGTTGACCGCTGTCGCCTACGTCCGTCATCTTTTGGACCTGCGCATTCGCGTGTTGCAGGCGGGCAAGAAGCATATCGGAGACATCATCTGGGTGTCAGCAGAGTTGCTCTCGACCGACTATGTCGACGACGGGTTCTTGCCTCCGGCAGTCTACGATGTCAGTGCCGATCTGGTCGGCAACCAGCCCGACGACGCCGACCCGATTCAGGCGGCGCTGGGTCTGCCGGACTGGATGTGGCAGGAAATTCAGGACCGCGCGAACCGTGCCGTGGTGAGCCCCGAGGTCATCATCCGCGTCCTCTTGGGTGACCACTTCGCCGCCGCGACGCAGGCGCCCCTTCCTGTCTCTCTGGGGGCGTGATGGGCAGGCGTCGCTTCGACTTCAGTTATGGCGGTTGGCTGGTCTTCGCCATCGTCGCTGGCACCCTGATCTGGGGTGTCATCCTCTCCCTGATCTTCTGAAAGGTTCCCCGATGCTCATCGATTCCCTCTCGACCGTCGGTCGTGCGGTTGTGGCGTGTTGCTTTTTTCTGCAAGTCGCCGGTCCGGCGGAGGCCGAGACGATTACCGGCCCTGCCTCGAAAGTGGTGGACGGCGACACCCTCTGGGTCTCCGGCGTGAAGATCCGGCTCGACGGGGTGGACGCCCCCGAAATGGACACCGATGCGGGCCGCCGGGCCCGGCTCGGGCTTTACGAGATCGTCGACGGACGCCAGCTTGACTGCCACCTCGCGGGTGAGTCCTACGACCGGCGGGTGGGGGTCTGCTACCTCGCGACCGGGCCGCAGGAGGGTTACGATATCGGCGCGCTTCTGATCGCCGACGGGCTGGCGCTCGACTGCCCGCGCTACTCCGGCGGGCGCTATTCCGGGCTGGAAACGCCCCGGGCGAAGGCGTCCCTGCCGTCTTCGGGCTACTGCAATCGTTAAGTCTGGACTTGACAACCAGATCGGAATGGACCACCTTGTCTCTCATGCGACGGGGTGGTCCTGTCGCTTCTGAAAGGTTCCTGCCCCATGACACCGCTGTCTCTATCCCGCGTCGCCGACATTGCCTTGATGCACCTCGCGCCGCACGATCACCTCGAATGCAAGACCCAAGTCGTCGCCATCGAGGCCATTGACCCGACGCTGGTCTGGGTCGTGAAGACCGCCTCTTTCCGTCGCACCTCCGCCTTCACCGGTTGGCTGGTCGTCTACCTGCCGGACGCGCCTGTCGCGGCTCACCCGGGCGGGGAATGCGTGCAGGGGTTCTACTGCATCGACTACGTCACCGAGGCCGCCGCGTTCAAGGCCGCCAAGACCCTGATGGGCGAGGCGGTGTCGTGACGACCCGGCACGTCGCCGCCGCTCTCGGCGTCATCAAGGCGGAAGGCTTCACCGTGGACGAGGTGCGCTACGGCAAGCATCTTGTGGTGAAAGCCTCCCACCCCTCGGGGCTCCGACGGGTCTTCTGCACGTCCTTCACCCCATCCGACTTTCGAACCCTGCGAAACTTCCGAAGCGAAATCCGCCGCGCCCTGAAAGGATCCGAAAAATGACCGACGCCATAAAGCAGATCAACGCCGCCCTCTCCTACGTCGTGGACCTTGCGCGCAAGTCGCACCAAGCTGGCGACTCTGCCGCCATAAAGGCCCGGGCTGCCAAGGACCGCAGGACCGAACGCAAGATGCAGTCCGTCAACAAGGCGCACCGGGCGACCGGCACCGCCTGCGAGGCGACGCTTTGGCTGTCGGGTCTGGTGTCCAAGCGGATGCAGGGTTCGACCATGCCGCCCGAGGCCGCGCAGGCGCGGTTCCTGAAGTTCGCGACCGAGGCCGGGGCGCTTCTCGACGACCTGAATTTCGAGGCGAATGTCATCGCTGCCTTGCAGCCGGTTACCGGCAAGCCCGGCGCAAAGCGTTAAGTCTGGACTTGACAAAATCAACGGCGGGGACCATGTTCCCTGCCTTACTCCCTGCCTTACTCCCTGCCTTACTCCCTGAAAGGACACCCATCCCATGTGGATTCTATTCTCGAATGAAAACGGCGGCGGCTTCGCGTCCGTCGTCGCCAAGGACGCCGCTGGCAAGCCCTCGGGCCCCGGTGAAGATGCCATCCTCTCGGTCCGCTTCCGGCGCAAGGAAGATGCCGTCAAGCTGTTCCCGCTGCACGATTATGTCGCGACCCCGGGTGGTGACTATGCGGGCCGGGTCTTCGCCACCCGGTTCGAAGTCGCGCAGGTTCTCGCCCGCGAGGCGCTGACCATGAATTACAGCAACTTCAAGTCGTCGCTTCCGAAGGAAGACAAGGCGATCTACAACGCCTGCATGTCCGGCTGGTCTGTCTTCGGCAAGCTGCAGCCCGGCGGGCCCTACGGTCGGTCCGGCTATGGCGACACCCGGCAGGGCTCGCTCTACGGGTCTCACGACTGGACGGACTATCGCACGCCGGTCGTGGCCGGGATCCCGAAGGGGGGCAAGGCAAAGCGCCACGATCCCTTTTGTGACGGCTGCGGCATGCGCTTCGGGGTCGCAGCCCTCAAGGACGGGTTCTGCGCCGACTGCGTCAGCCTCGCAGAGCAAATCTCGGAAACGCCGGGCGCAACGGCGGCGGGCGAAGCTGCGTGCTGGTCTTGCGGGCTGAGTGCCTCTGACCTGCCTGCCTCGCACCCGCTCGACGGCAACGACCTTTGCCCGGACTGCGCGACCGACTACGCCGACGCGGGCTACACCGACGCGGAGATCGCCGAGGAGCGTCGCCAGTGCGAGGAGATGGTCAAGGAACACGGGCGGGGGGTGTGATGCCGCTGGACCGCAAACCCATCGTGCCCGTGACCGATGACTGGCGGGACAAGTTCCGCCAGTTCCGGGGCTTCATCATTCTCGGCCAAGACGCCAAGGTGAACCACCCGTCGGGCTACGTCGAACGCTCGTTTTCCATGGGCTGGGATGCCGGGCACGTCCTGCTTGCGCTCTGGCACCCGGAGTGGGGTCGGATCAAGACCGAGGCCGCTTGCCGCCGGGATGTCGACCATTGGCTTGCCTCGACGTCGATCATCGCGTCTGGAATGGCCGACGTGCGGGCTTGGGATATCCATGATCCGGACCTGCCCATCGTGATCGACTTGGAGGCGTGGATCACCGCGCAGGCGTTCGATCCGAACACCCTGTCCGGGGTCAGCGACAAGTTCCGGGCGCGAAATGCCCCCTTCGCGATGCGGGAGGTGTGATGCCCTCCCCCTTCGATCCTGCCGCCATCACCACCTTCGGCACCAAGGAACGCGAGATCGACCGGACTGCCGAAATGGTGGTCAGCCTGTCCCGGTCGGGCAGGCTCGATCTCGCGATCTGGTTGATCCATGACAGCAACCGCACCGACGCCGCCTCGATGAAGTTCCTTGCGGAACGGGTCGAGTTCCGGGTCGGGCGGGCCAAGGAAAAGGTGCCGACCGACGTCTGAACGCCCGCCCTGCCCGGGCCCTGAAAGGAAGCGCATGAAACCCGATGACCTGTCCGCCCCGGACTATATCCGCTGGGCTGTCTCCGACCCCAAGAACACCACCCTCTGGGCGCGCGGCGCTGCCTCGCAGTCCCGGGTCTTCAACCGGCTGAAGGCCGACGTGCTGCGCTCTCGCATCGTGGTCTTCGACAAGGCCGCCACGGCGGTCCTTGCCTCTGTCGCGTCCCTTCCCCCCTCCGACCTTCTCAGGGCTGCCCTGTCGGCCCGGATGCCGTGGCCTGCGTCGATCTGCATCTTCGACTACGCCCACTTCCTGTCGCTGACCGCGACCGGAGGAGGCGAGGTCGACCCGGAGGCGCCGAACGAGTTCCCCATCCTGATCACCGCCGACGAGACCGGCGCCCGGGGGACCGCGTCTGCGCTGGGTCGGATGAAGGTCACCCAGACCGGCGCCATGGTCGGTCTCACGGTCGAGCCCGTCTCGATCCGCTTCGACTTTTCCGGCGAGACCTTGCCGCACCCGGATCCCGGCTGTCGCGATTCGGTGCGCCGTCGGATGACCGCGAACCTCGAGGCCATCCATGCCCGGGCGAAGATGCGGATCGACGAACAGGAGTCCTTCATCGGCCTCTCCCCTGAAAGCCGCAAGGCGGTCGAGGCCGTCCTGTCGGAAATGATGCTTGGCCGCCCGCATGAGGATGCGTGGACGCTTGGCCACGCCTTCCTGCCGCCGTCCTTCGGGACCGATGGCGGGCTCATGAATTGGAACGAGCGGATTCGGTCCGAGACCGCCGATACCGCGTCCATCGGGCTCACGATGACCCCGGTCTGGTCGCCCTACTGTTCCCCCCGGGACTTCGACGGAAAGGACGGCTGGGATGACGACATGATGACCCAGCCGATCATGGAGGCGCGCGGGACGGGCCGGATCATCCTCGCCATCATGGCGGTCCTTGGCGAGAGCGGCTCGACCGTGATCGAGACCACCCGGCCTGCCGGGTCGCGGATGGTGGGGCACCGCCGGACGCCCTTCATGGCGGTATCGAACATCCGCATCGACCTGTCGCGCCTCATCGTCACCCGCCCGCGCGACGAGGCTCCGCAGGGGCCCTCGCGGTCGCTGAAGGTGGAGCATCAGGTGCGGGGCCACTGGGTGCATTACCTGCGCCACGGGTCGGGCTCTTGCGCGCACCTGTGGACCCCCGCCGGGGAGGCCGGACGGCGGCAGGAGTGCGCCTGCGGGGCCTTCCGGGTCTGGCGCTCGGAGCATATCCGGGGCTCGGCTGCGGCGGGCTATGCTTTCATGTCTCCGGTCGCCGTGACGGCATGATTGCGCTTGCCAACACACCCCCGTCTGGTAAAGTCCAGACTTGTTCTGAAAGGGAGACGACCACCATGCCTGAACCCGACGAAGCCGGTCCTGCGGGGCCCGGCCATAACCTGCCGCCTGTCGATCCGCCTGCCGAAAAGACCCCGGCGGAAAAGCTGACCGACGTCGCGGCGCAGGTGCTTGTCCTGAAGGATGAGTCCGCCCAGCTTGCCAACCGCGACAAGATCATCGGGACGCAGCTTCGGGATCTGCAGCAGAAGACCATCCCCGACCTGATGGCCCAGCTTGGCGCTCGCGCTTGGGAGGGTGAAGGGATGCGGGTCGCGGTCGAGACCAAGGTCAAGGGCGCGATCAGTTCCGCGCCGGACGTCGAGAAGGCGTTCCTGCTTCTCCAGCAGTTGGGCTTCCCCGGCGGCATCGCCACGACCATGACCGTCGAGTTCGGTCCGGGCGAGGAAGACTTGGCGACCCGCGTCGCCGAATTGATCGGCTCGACCTTCAACCGTGAGGTCGCGCTTGAGCGGAAAGTTCATTCCTCGACGCTGCAGGCGTTCGGGCGTGAAAAGCTGGCCGATGGAACCCCCATCGACCTTGGGATGCTGGGGCTGTTCGCCTCGGTTGAAGCCACTGTGAAAAGGAAGTGACCATGGCTATCGAAGAAATCGACCCGGAGACCGGTGAGGTCAAGACTACCGCAAACCCGCAGGACGAGATTGCCGCCCTGCAGGCCAAGCTGGCCGCGCTGACGGGGGCCACTCAGGCGGCCCCGGCTGCCGACCCGGCGCCGGTCCACAAAGTCGCTGACGAGGTGCCTCTGACCGAGGAGGAAATCGACCAGAAGGCCAAGGCGGAGGCCGCCGCTCAGGCTGCCGCTCAGGCCGCGACGCAGAAGCTGTCGGATCAGGCCAAGGCTGCCAAGCCGCCCGCCAAGCAGCCCGCGAAAGGCACGGCTGTTGCACAGGCCGCGACCGGCGGGGCCCTGACCACGGGTGCGCCGTCCGATCTCGACGCGCTCTTTCTGCAGCATGCCGGGCGCGGCCTGAATTTCGAGACGCGCGACCTGCAAATCCCCCGCATCGCGCTCCTGCAGGACAACTCCCCGCAGGTGAAAAAGGGGACCATGACCTACATTCAGGGTGCCGAGGCGGGCATGCTGATGGACACCGTCAAGGAAGGGCCGGACGCGCTCATGACCGAGGCGTTCATCGTGCCGGTCTTCTACAAGCGGCGCTTCGTGGCGTGGAAGCCGCGCGACGAAAAGGGCGGCGGCGGCGGTCTGGTCCGTCCGGACGTGCCGGAGTCGGAATACAAGACCTTGGAGGAGGTCTCCATCGGCAAGCGTGCCTACATGGATCAGAAGATCGGTCTGGTCGAGGTCGTCGACACGCCGGAGTGGGCTGTCCTTCTGTCGACTGACGGGCTGGTCTACCGCCCTGCGGTCATCAGTATGGCGGGCACCAAGGCCAAGGTCGCGGCGCGGATGAACACCGTCATCATGTCGCAGATCCTCATCGGCCCCGACGGGGCGGAGCATATCCCGCCGATCTACGCGAACCTGTTCACGCTCGGGTCTAAGAGGGAGGGTGAAGGCTCGGAGGCTTACTTCAACTTCACCTCGACCTATCAGGGTCGGGTTCCGACGGCGGCCATCTTCCACAAGGCCGCGCGCTATGCCCAGCAGTTCTCGGCTGGCGAATTGGACGCCGCCCCGATGGTGCAGGACTGATCGGGCTCGAGTAACTTGTCGGCCCGGGCGGGTGACCGCTCGGGCCTTCGCCACAAGGGATAGAAAACCATGGCCACCACCTTTACCCACGCGCAGCGCGCCGAACGCGAGAAGCAGGTCCGCAAACTCCTTGACCGGGGTAAGGGCATGACTGCCATCGCGGCGGAGTTCGGGATCACCAAGCAGGCGGTCTGGCAGTTCTGCGCTGTTCGCGGTTGGCTGGACGATGCCAAGGCGAACGACGCCAAGATCAAGGCAGATCGGGTAAAATCGAGGGGCAAAGAGCGGAAATCTGACAAGTCTGGACTTGACGAACGGAACGCCTTGGCCTAACTTCCGGGTATGCCCACCGATGGGCCCCTGAAAGGTTCAAGCCATGATCGCCGAAATCAAATCCGCCCCCTCGCCTGCCGCCCGCATCGAGGCTCTAGTCGCCGCGACCGGTGGCAAGAACAGCTTTGTTCAGTCGCTGGTCGCGCAGTTCACCACCAAGGGCTCTCTCTCGGAAAAGCAATGGGTCTGGGTCGACAAGCTGACCAATGAGGCCAAGCCTGCCGCCAAGGAGGACGCTTCGGTCCCCGGCCTCTGGGCTGCTTTCTCGACCGCCGCGCACCTCGACAACGAGTGGCCGCAAGTGCAGGTGCTTGCCGGTGAAGGCCGCGTCCGCCTGATGCTCTGCAAGGGTGCCAAGGGCGACTACCTGAAGCTGTCCTACACCGAGGCCGCGAAGGCCAAGGGGTTCGACTGGGCTTACGTCGGCATCGCCCTGCCGGACGACTCGATCCGCCGCAAGGGCGCGCATCGGGCCTTCGATGCGATTATCGACGCCCTGTCGGAGTTCGGCGATGACGCCGTCGGGGCTCTTGCAGTTTTCGGCAAAACGACCGGCATCTGCGGATGCTGCGGTCGCACCCTGACCGACCCGCTGTCGGTTCAACGTGGTATCGGCCCCATTTGCTGGGGTCGTCTGGGAGTAGGCAAATGACCCGCACCGAAATCCTCGCCCTCATGGACAAAAAGACCCCGGTGGAGGTCTATTCCCGGGTCTTCAATCCCGATTGGGCGACCGGTCTGGCGACCAACATCCCGGCCCACATGCTGCACGCGGTTGTCGCTTGGGTCACCATCGGGGAGTGCTACGACGACTTCCTCGAGGCGGTGATCGAGGGCGATCTGTTCAAGGCATGCGCTCTGGCCGATGACGTCAACCGGCATGCGCTCTTTCGCTATGCCCTGTTCTTCCACAACCACGCCCCGTCGCTGTCATTCAAGCGCGGCGCGATCAAGTCTTGGACCGGAGTTGCCACCGATGCGTGACCTGTCTGCCTCCCTCTTTCAGCGGTTCCGCGACCGCAGCGATGCCGCCCGGGGTGTGTTTTTCGGGATCCCCGAGTCGGATGGCGGGGCGTTCTTGTTCCCCGCCGGGACGGCTGCCCACGGCTACAAGGCCAAGGCCGCCTTGCGGGTCATCGCTGCGAACGGCGACGGCTGGGATCACGTCTCGGTCTCGACCAAGGCGCGCTGCCCGGAGTGGGGCGAAATGATGCTGATCCACCGGCTGTTCTTCCGGCCCGACGAGGTCACCGTCCAGTATGGCATGCCCGAGGCCGATCATATCTCGGTCCACCCTTACGTCTTGCACCTGTGGCGCCCGCATGGCGTGGTGCTTCCCGTTCCCCCGCCGATCATGGTCTGAGGTCACCTGATGAATGCTGCTGCTCCCCAGCCCGCCACCTCGCCCGTCAAAGGTCCGCTTTGGCACCATCAGGTGTCGGCAAAGGCGCGCTCGCGCAACCGGGCGGCCTTCGCCCTGCAGCACGACCCCGGGACCGGCAAGACCCTGTCGGTCATCGCGGAGGCGGGCGAGATGTTCCTCGACGGGGATATCGACACGCTGGTCATCATCGCCCCGAACCGGGTTTCCCGCCAATGGGTCGAGAAGCAGTTCCCGCGCTGGGCTGGTTACGCTTGGAAGGGCTGGTTTTGGCCGAAGGGCGGGCTTGCGTCCGGCAAGCGGCTGAACGAGTTCGAGGTCGCACTGCAGGTCGGGGAAATCCAGCGCAAGTTGCGGGTCTTCGCCTTCAACTTCGAGGCCATCCGCATCGGGCGACCGACGAAGGGTCACTACGTCCCCCTGCCTGCGGCGGTCCAGCTTCTCGACCGGATCATGACCACCTCGAAACGGGGGGTTTACCTCTGCGTCGACGAGTCCCACCGGATCAAGGATCCTCTGGCCCAGCAGACCCGGGGCGTGCTGCGCTATGCCCGCGACGGGGTGCATCCTGCCAAGGTCCGCCGGACATTGACCGGCACGCCCATCCTGCAGGGGGTGCAGGACTTGTGGACGCAGTTCGCCTTCCTCGACAAGCTGATCATCTCGCGCCCGGGCCCCGACGGAAAAGGCGATGCGGACAGCTTCGTGCGGTTCCGCGACAAGTTCTGCAAGACCGCCCCGGTCCCCGGCCAGCCTAAAGCCGTGCGGATCATCGGGCCGAAAAATCAGGACGAATTGATGGCGCGCATTGCGCCCTTCACCTCTCGGGTCCGCGATATCGACGCCATCGACATGCCTGCGCAGGTCTTCCAGACCTACGAGGTCGAAATGGAAGGCGCGCAGTTGAAGGCTTACGGCCAGATGGAGAGCCTGATGATGGCGGGCCTGCGGACCGCGACGGGCTCGACCGTGGTGACCGCGCAGATCGTGCTGACCCAGCTTCTGCGCCTGCAGGAGATCGCCTCGGGCTTCGTCCGCGATGAGGACGGCACCGTGCATTGGCTGTCGGACGCCAAGATCGACGCCATCAAGGAGGCGGTCGAAGACCTTGGCGGCGCTCCGGTGGTGATCTGGGCTCCCTTCATCCCGCTTCTGAACCGGCTCGAGGAGGTCTTTGGCGAGGGCGGCACCCGGTTCCGGACACTGGCCGACGTGGACGTCTGGAAGGCCAAGGGGGGCGTGCTGATCGCGAACCCTGCCTCCGGCGGGACGGGGGTCGACGGGATGCAATGGGCCTCGCGGGCCTTCTACATCGCCAACAGCTTTCACCTTGAACACCGGATCCAGTCGATCAAGCGGATTCACCGGGGCGACCAGAAGGCGCCTTGCTTCTACACCGACTTCGTGGCCACCGGGTCGATGGATGAGGTCATCCTGAAGGCGCTCGCCGCCAAGACCGATATCGGGACCATGACGGTCGATACCCTGCGTAACCTCTTGCTCTGAAAGGATGCCACCCCATGCCCTTCGATGAAGACCCCGGCCACGGCGACGGGCCGAACGATCCGCGCCACAACCGCGAACACCTGTCTCTGGTCGCGGGTGCCTGCGTCGAAATGGCCACGCTCAACGCGAAGGCGAACGACCTGTGCGAGCGGTGTGTCCGCAACATCATCATCGGTCGCCTGCTGATCTCGGAGTTCGAGTCGATCCGGCCCGAAAAGCGGGCGGCTGCGGCGGAGCATTACCGGGGCCTCATGAACCAGCTTCTCGACAGCCTTGCAAAGTTGCCTTGACACCTGCCCGCGCCCGGGTCTTACTGATCACGGGCGTGAGAGCGTCTCCCTGAAAGGTTACCTGCCAAATGTCGAACCCGCCGCCCAAGTTCCAGCGTATCTGGCTGATCCAGCAGCCGACGATTTCGCGTGGCGGGTCGATTCCTGACGTCACCCCGGTCCTGTCTCATCTCGAGACGGGAGGCGAGTTGCGGACCCTCATGGGCTCCGGCGTCTATGCCCACGAGGACATCATGGGCACCCGGCGGGATATCCAGTCCCGACTCGAGGACGTGGAGGGGCCGGACACCGACGCATTCTTCTGGACCGGGGGCGACCCCATCATGCTTCTCTTGACCGGCGTGGCCTTGGCGGACCTTGAATTCGACGAGATCACTTGGTTGAAATACGAGCGGTCCATCGAAAAAGAGACCGGGCGCCGGACGGGGGATTTCTTCTACCGCCCCATCCGGGTCGATCTGGAAACCATCGAGTTTGACGATTTCAGCCGCGAGACGGGCACCGGCTGAACCTACCCCCCGCTGCTGGCCCGGCAGCGTTCAACAGGAGACCACCATGAAGAAAATTCTTCTCGCTTCCGCCGCCCTGTTCCTGTCGGCTGCGGTTCTCTCGGCTGAAGTCGTCTTCGGCACCGGCGCTGTCTCGCAGTCCGGCGCAGAGGGTGAATACTCGACCCTTGGCGGCGCCGGTTCGCTTGGCAACGGCCTTGCCGTGTCCGGCTCGCAGGTGAACAGCCGCAACTATTCGGCTGGCATCGGCATCGGCGGCACCATCGGCCTCTTGTCGGGTGCGACCACCTCGACCTTCTCGTCGAACGAGACCACCGCCGTGAACGGCTCGGCTTCGCTCGGCGGTGCTGGCGGCTTCTCGGGTTCGGCGACTGCCGGTGGCAGCGGTTCGAACGCCTTCGCCTTTGGCGGTCTCGGCGTTTTTCAGCCCTGACCGCAGCCGGTGCTGACCGCTTTCGCGGTTGGCTGTGGTGACAAGACGGGGGTGCGCGATGGGATGGTCACGCCGCGCACCCCTCCCCTTCCTTCCCCCCATGCAGGAGTCATCCCCATGAAATTCCTTCTGACTGTCTGCGCCTCTGTGGCCCTGCTGATCGCGGGTCCGGTTCTGGCGCAATCCTCTGAAAGCACCGCCATCTCTGGCGCGAATTCTGAAGTCGAAGTCTCGACCGGCGCGATTGCCGGGTCGCAGATCAACAACTACGGCCAGAAAGCTGGCAAGGACAACACCGTCTATGCCGAGGTGTCGTCTGCCCCGTCTCTCGGTGGATTGAGTTTGGGTGGAGGTCATCCTTGCGCATTTTCGCCTGCAACCGCACAGATCAGCGTGATCGGCGGTGGCGCTGGCATCGGCGGCATGAAGGTCGACAGCGCCTGTATGCTCATGGTCATGGGCGCGACCGGTGACAAGGCCGCCTACAAGGCCGCCCAGCTTGTCATCGCGGGCCGCGACAAGGGTGCCTGCCGCGCCATGGAACAGGTCGGTCTGGTGACCGGCTGCGACGAGCCTCGCCGGGGCGGTGGTGTCCTTGGTGGTGGCCGCGACTGGTCGAAGCCTGCCGCGACTGCCGAGACCGCGTCCTCGAAAAGCGCAAACCCCGGCTGGGGTGCCAAGTGCGACCTGCAGGGCCGCAAGCTGGTTTTCCAGCCGACGTCGAAGCCCGCCCGCAACGCCGAATTGTCCGCCTGCAAGGCGCGCTTCGGCGTCTGATACTGCCCGGAGGGAGTTCGCCTTCCCTCCATCCTCGACTGGCCCCGCCCTCACCCGGCGGGGCTTTTTATTGTGAAGGCTGGACTTGACTTCCTCGCCAAATCCGATTCACTGGCGACAGGGATTCCGGGGCCCTCTCCCCGCGCTGAAAGGTAAACGATGCTCCGCCTGCGTCTCCGGTTCTGCCGTCTTCTCTGCCCGTCTTCGCACCGTCTCATCGAGGTGGGGGATGTGGTCACCGATCTGCCGATGCTCCGGGGTGATCTCATCCGGGGCGGGGATGCCTTGGCGCGCGGCTGGAATTGCGACCCGGCCATCCTGTGGAACGCCGCCGCGCACCTGCAGCGCGAACGCTACATGGGGCAGATCATGGCGGAATGTGACTGCGACACCCCGAACGCCTGCAAGGAGATGGGGCTCTGCATGGCGGTGAAGCCGTGAGCGAACGCGAACGCCTCGACCTGTGGTCTGCCGAAAACCCCCGCGACCATCTCGCCCGGGTCGCCATCGCGGCATGGGTGAATTGCCCGCCGGAGGCCCTTCCGGCTGCGATGCGGGCCCACACCTGTCCGGCGACGAAGGAGGCTTGGGCGCGCGTTGCTGAGGCCGTGGCGGTCGAAATCGGGGCGGCTCTGGCCCTTCGGTGGAGGGACGCCATGTCGGACTGGGATCTGGGTGGCGAGGCCGCTCTGGTCGAAATGGATGATTGCATCGAGGGGCGACTTCCGGCCTTGCCGGGTCTCTCCCCCCGTCAACCGTGAACGGCGGTTCCGTTCGTATCTGGGAAGGCTTGAACCATGTTTGGAAAACTGAAGGAGCGGCTCGGTGGAGGCGCGAAGAAACTGTCCGGCAAGACCGACTTGCTTGAAGGCATCGCGGCTGCGGCTGCCCGCGTCGCCTCGGTCGACGGCAAGATCGATGAGTCGGAGGTCGAGGCAGTCCTGAACGCTCTCATGAACCACGAGGCCCTGTCGGCAGCCTTCACCGGCAGCCAGATCGAGACCTGCGTCAATAAGCAGATCGCCCGCGCTCAGGGTGGGATGGCCGGACGGCTCGCGCTCCGCAAGGAGGTCGAGGAGATGAAGGCGAAGGGGTCCAGCGACGAGTTGGAAATGGCCTTCATGATCGTCATCGACGTCGCGATGGCCGACGGGGATATCGGCGACAAGGAAAAGGTCGAGTTGGAGACGCTCGGCAAGACCCTTGGCTTCACCCTGAGTTCCTACCTCTGATGCCGGAGTTCATCAAAGCCCACGCCCGGGAATACCTGATGGTCTTCGCGGTCATGCTGGTCGTGATCCAGATCCTCCTGCCCACCACGCTCGACGTTCTGTTCGACGTGGCGCTGGTCGGCTGCGTCTATCTGGGCATGCGGCTGGGCAAGACCTGACCCCTTCCCCTGCCGTCTCCGGGCGGCAGGGGCTCTCCCCTGAAAGGATATCCCGATGACCGCCCTGTCCCTTGTTCCCCGCCTGCCCGTCTTGCGCGAGATCGACCTGTCGCGCGGTGACAAGCACACCCACCCCGACATCGTGCCCGGGCGGCACTACATGGCGCTGATCTATGGGGCTTGGCATATGGGCCGGTTCTCCGAGGTCTGGTATGGTTTCAGCTTCTCCCCGTGGGGCAATGCCGGGCTGCAGTTCGACGCCCCGGGCTACAATTCGTCCGCTTGGGAGCGGGTGATCGAGGTCGATTTTCAGGAGGATGCGACGTGACCGGCCTGCCCAAGCCCGCCCGCGCGCCTTGCGTGACCTGCCCTTACCGGCGCGACGTGCCCTCCGGCATCTGGCACCACTCCGAGTATGCCAAGCTGCCGGACTACGACGGCGACATGGCCGCGCAGGCGATGGCTGGGGCCGTCGGCATCTTCATGTGTCACCAGAAGGACGGGTGCCTCTGCGGCGGCTGGGTGAAGACCCACGGGGCTGACAACCTCTTGGCCCTGCGGATCACCCCCGTCGATCCCGCCACCTTCGACTACGATCCCCCGACGCCTGTCTGGTCGTCCGGCGCCGAGGCCGCGCTGCACGGCATGAAGGATATCGCTCGCCCGAAACGGGCGGCGCGGCGCAAGATCGCATGGCTTTCGAGAAAGGCTGCCCAATGAAGCCCACCCTCATTCCCTGCCCGTTCTGCGGCGACGCGATGCAACTTTGGGATCAGGACACCCATGCCCGCCACATCGGCGACAACGGGAAGTGCCCGCTCCGCCATCATGCCGTTATGGTCGACGTGTGGAACACCCGCGCTGCCCCCGCCAAGTCGCCCCGGGCCGCCCCTCTCCAACTTTCGGCGGGTGGACTGGACCAGCGCCCCATCCTTGGCCAGCGTGGTGTCGGGCTCCGGGCTGAACCCGAACGGCGATTCGTCTCCGACCCGCCGCGCCCGGGCGACCCGGTGCCTGATTTGACCTACCTCGGTCAGCCTGAAGATGCGGTCCCTGACGACTATGGCTTCTGCCGGGAGTGCGGCTCGCCAATGAAAATCGAGGTTGCGGCGGAGACCCGCGTCCTTTGTTCTGCCTGCGGATGGACCCTGTGATGACCCCTGAAAAGATTTCCGAGTTCACCTTGCCCGAAGATGCGGTCCTCGCTCTGGGGGCGATCTACCGCGACGCTTACGAGCATGGCCACCGGGTCGGCCTGTCCTTCGGTCTGGCCGAAAAGGCTTGGCTGCACAAGATGTGGCCGCTGTTCGGCATCGTCCTGTTCGCATCCGGGCTGACCATCGGCATGATCATCGGGGGCCTTCGGTGATCGCTCTTTACCGGCATCACCTGCACCGCGTCCGGGCCGCCGGGATCACGGTCTTCGTCCTACCGACGCCGCACCCGGTCAGCGGGGTCGCCTTCGAAGACCCTAAGACCGGCGCCAAGCACATCACCGTCTGCGGCTCAATCCACCACCGGATGTGGCTGTTCGTCTTGCTGCACGAGGAAGTGCATATCCTCGCCGGGCACACCCGCGTCCTTTCGGTCTCGCCCTACTGGTCGCTCGAGTATGAGGCCGACCGCAAGGCGCTGGACCAGATCGCGGTCCTGCAGCCCTACGCCTTCGCGCGCTGCGAGGCGGAGGTGAAGCTGCGCTTCCGAAACACCCTGCAGGCGATCATCGACGAAGGCGCTTGGTATTCCTTCGATGAAACCGTGGCCCGGTGGGCGGGTTGCGACATTCCCACCTTGGAGAGCATGCAATGACCGACGTCTGGAAAGCCTACTATCCCGAGGACGGCGAGTGCGCTGACGACGCGCGGGTGCTGACGTCGCGCACCGGGCGCCGGATCCTCGACGCGGAGGATGCCGCCGAAATCGCCTGCGCTCTTGACTACGACGACCGGGATGGCTGGGAGAGGTCGCAAGACAGCGCCTTCCTGATCGTCATCATCGACCCCAAGGGCATCAGTTGGCGGTTCTCTGCCCGTCACGAGCCTTCCATCAATCATTCTGTGAGTTCCCTGCCATGACCGACAAAGACCGCCTCGACCACCTCTCCGCCGCGCAGGCGCGGGCCGTGTCCTCTCTCGAATTGGACCTGCCTCGCATCCTCTCCGCCATCGGCCTTGAACAGTCGCCTGCCGCGCTGGTCACCGCGATCAAGGAGGCCGCCCTGCCGGTCGAAGGGCTGCGCTACATCGCCCGGATGATCGACCGTCACGCCGATGAGGTCGAACGGGCGGCGGACATGCGGGGCGGCTAAATCGTCAAGTCTGGACTTGCATTTCCAAGCAAGACGGTCTAACTCGGCTGCATCGATCCTGAAAGGTAACGCCGATGGCGAAGAAGCCGAAATTCACCACCCTGACGTCGCTCCACAAGCGGCGCTATGGCGACTGGGCTGGGAACCCGCGCGGCTGCCCTCCTGACCCGGCTTTGTGCTGCGAGGAGGTCTATCCGCCCGGTCGCGCCATGATCCCCGGCCAGTGCGCCAAATCGCGCGGCCACGGGCCCGAGGCGGCCTACTGCGCTATCCATGATCCTGCCGCCGTCGAAGCCCGCCGTGTGGCCTCGCAGGCAGCCTACGAGGCCAAGTGGGAGCCCGACCGCATCCGCTTTGCCCGGGCGCAGGCCACTCCGTCCCTGATCGCTGCCTTGCAGGCCATCGCCGCCGGTCACAACGATCCCCGAACCCTCGCCACCGAAACCCTCGCCACCCTGAACCCGAGAGCCTTCAAATGACCCAATCCCCCATCGCCCCGTCCGCCCCCGGCCAGCCTGTCCTGCAGGTTGGCGACTGGGTGGCGATCTACCACCGCATCTGGAAGGACAACTGTCCCTACTCGCGCCCCTGTCAGGTCATCAGCCTCGGGCTGAAGGTCAAGCTGTCGCCGATGAACCCCGACGGCACTCTGGCCGACAAGTTCTTCGTCCCGCGCTACGATGAAATCCTGCACGTCTTCGCCTCGAAAGAGGAGGGGATGGCCTACTGCACGGCGGCCTTCGTCCTCTGGCAGACCCGGCAGACCGAGATCAAGAAACTGGTCGATGCGCGGGACACCGACGTCTTGGCTGCGCTCCGCCGGGCCCCGGGGAAGGTGACGGCATGAGTGCGATTTCCGACCGCGCCAAGGCCCTGCTTGGCGGCCTTTGGATGATCGACAGGTTCACCCTGCGGTTCGAGATGGTCGAAGCCCGGCCAAGCGATGAGGCGGCACTCGCGCTTGACGAGTTGATCGGTGCGGGCCTCCTGCGCAAGACGACCGAACCCGGCGGCGCGGAGGTCTATGCGCTGACCGCTGCGGGAATGGATTTCGACCGTCGCTGCAGCATGGCCTTCGTCAAAAGGCATGGCAGCTTTCCCCTGTCCCAGCCCGTGCGCGCAGGGGGGTCCGCATGACCATCACCGCCACCAAGCGGAAGCTGATTTCCCGCGATGCCGCGAAGCACGACGGGGCCATCACCTTCGCCGCCCTGCAGGCCATTTCGAACCGCTACCAAGTCTCGCACGATGAGGTCCGCAAGCTGCTTGCCGCCATGGGCTACAGGTTCGAACGGGCGCCTGAACCCCAGCAGGCGGGACGGGTGCTGACCAAGAAAACCGCCACCGCTGCCGAGGCTATGCCCGGGACCGCCCCGGATGTGTCGATTGTTTCACGGGAAACACTGGCGACCATCCTCTCGGGCTCCCTGTTCCGGATCCTCGATACTGACCCGGACGCCGACCCCAAGAAGGTCTTTGTCATCACCACGCTGGACAAGTTCCGCCGGGAACGGGAGGCCATCAAACGGCTCCTGCAGGGGCTTTCCGCTCACCTGCCGCCCGAGGATGCGCGGGAAACCCCGGACCCCGGTTGACGCCCCGCTCTGGGCGCCTATCATCGATTCACTTCATGGGGGACGGCGAGGGCCCGCCGGTCGCAAAGACCGGCGGGCTTTTCTATGGGGTCACCAGCGGGTGCGGACTGCCCGGGTGTCGATGTGGGTGAACCCGTTGTAGCGCCCGAGGCCGCCCGGCCACAGGGGGTCAAGGTCGCGGAACACCTGCGCCGGGGAGACACCCCGGACCGTGAAGTCCGCCGCCGTGCCGAGGAGGTGCTGCGAGTTCCTTGCACCGCCGACCGCCGCGTTGTGCGAGGCCGACCGGAAGCCCGAATTGATGGTCACTGGGGCGCCGTAGTGATCCCTGATCCGCTGCAGGACGTCGATCAGGCGCGGGTCCATCCCGCCGGGCGGCAGGGTGCCGGTGCCCCGGCAGCGGAATTCGCGTTCATGGAAGTTCTTCGACAACTGCCCCGGCGCCAGAACCGGCGGGGGCGGCAGGGGTGCTGCCTCGGGCTCATCGCCTTCGCTGATCGGCAGGGTGTAGTCCTTGTCCGGGTCGAACCCTTCGGTCTCGGCCCATGCGGCAAGCTGTTTCAGGAGGTCGCTCATTCTTCGTCATCCCTTCTCTGGTTGGAGGCGGCCACGCCGCCGGAGACGGCTGCCCCGCCGATGAGGGAGAGGATCACCGACAGGTATTTGTCGACGGCTTCGCTCAGGGTCGATTCGAGGGTCGCGCAGGTGTTCGACGGCGCCGCGATGCGGTAGGCCGGGTCCGCGACGACGCGCTGCAGGAGGGCTGCCCCGTAGTCCCGGCAGACCGCCACCCCGACCCAAAGGGTCAAAAGGTGAAAGATCATCAGGACGCTCAGGAGCAACATCAGGGTCATCAGGAACCATGCCGCGTTTTTCTTGTCCAGCATCCGGTCTCCGCCCCGCTCACAGCCGCATGATGTAGGCAAGGGCGAAGTATGGCGGACGGTTCTCGTGCGCCGCTCCGCCGCCCTTCGCCCCGGTGTTGCCGCTGACGTTATGGGTGTGATTGCCGGGGTCATTCGTAGTCCTGAACGTCTCGTTTGGATACCCACCCCCGTTCACAAATCCCTTCGTGACCGAGCCCGAAACTGGAACAAAATTGTAGCTGAGGGCTTGGGCGTATTGATGGGTGTGACCGCCCTTCGCGTCGCTGTTCAGGTTCACCGCATGGGCGTGGGCCGGGATCTGGCTCTCTGCCAGCGTGACGCTCTCAGCCCCGCCCGTGTCGCCGGGGTTGTAGACCCCGCCCGCGCCCACGACAAACCGCCCGCGCAGGTCCGGCGTTCCGTTTCCCCCGTCGCAGAGGGCCCAGCCTGTCGGGATGGCGTCTGCCGCCCCTGACCACAGGATGATGCCGCCGCGCGGCACGCCGCCCCCGGCGGTCTCGCTCGAGACCAGAGCCCAGACCTGCCCGTTCCAGACGAAGCTGACCCCGGCGTAGTCGAAGATGTCGCCGACCGTCGGGTTGTTCGGAAAGTTCATGGGTCAGATCCTCCAGCGGGCTGTAGCCCCGCCCGCCGTCATGGCGATGGTGCTGGACAGGCGCAAGAATGCGGTTTGCTCACCGAGCATGTTGAAGACCCCCGAGTAGACCAGCATCGCCGTTGTCGACCGGCGCAGGCTTCCCCCGATAGCCCAAGTTCCCCCGCGCTGATCCCGGGTCATCTTCACCAGCCCGGAGAGCCCCTGAATGGTCGCGGCGGTATCAAGGACGAAAACCGTGTTGTTGTCATCCCCACCCGGCGGGATGTATGCCCCGGCGTCGTGACGGATGCGGGTCGACCATGCCCGCGCTGCAGCGGCTCCCGACCAGTCCAGCCGAACGGCAGCGTTCGCCGGGTAGTTCAGGCCATTGATGATGAGGTCGATTTCGTTCGCCTCGTTCGGCACCTGATCGAAGGTCGCCGACGTCTGCCCCGTCAGTGCCAAGAATTGCGCCCCGCTGCGTGCCTGAACCATCGCCGGGGTCATCAGCTTTTCGTTGCTGATCCCCGCCCGGGCCTCTGCCTCGGTCGCGATGGCGGTCAGCAGTTCGGCAAGGTCTGCCATGCCGGTGATAGAGACCGCGTCGAACGCCTTGATGCAGGGCAGGAGGGCGACGTTCCGGGGCCGGGTCTCATCGCCCGACCGAACCGTCGGGTCGAACAGGGTGTCAAGCTGCATGGTCGTGTTGCGGTTGACCGACGTCGCGCCCTGCCAGATTGCCGAGGCGGTCGACGCCAACTGGCGCAGAATGCCGGACGTGATCAGGCCCGTGCCGACTGTCTGCACCGATGAAAGTTGCCCGACCAGCCGCTGCAACTGGTCAAGCTGCGCCGACCCGAAGACGCGTGCTGCGTCCACCCCCCGTCCGTCATCCCAGCCCCGGATGAATTCGCCCCGGAGGTCAGGGACGCGCGGGTCAGCGCCAGACATGCCGAACGGACTTCCTGCCGCGATGAGGTAATCGCGCAGATCCGGATAGAGGGATGAGACGGCTTGATTGTCGCACAGAAGCCAGCCGTCCGGCACGGTCGGACCCGCAAAGTAGGAGACCGCGCCGATAGGCATGTTCTCGGCAGGCGCTCCCCCGACCGGAACCCATTCCGCCCCGTCTTCGTCTGTCACCCAGATAAACAGCCCCACGGGCTCGACCGTGCTGAACCACAGGTCGCCGTCAATCGGGTCCGCTGGTGGGCTGGGGCCGACCGGGACGCTGGTGTCGCCACCACCGCCACCACCTCCGCCGCCGGAACCGCCAGACCCACCGCCCGCTACCTGCACCCATTGCGCGCTGTCGGCATCGACGAACCAGATGTAAAGCCCGGCAGGGACGGCGGTGCGATACCACAAGAGCCCCGGGACCGGGCTTGCGGGTGGCAGCGCGGACACCGAGATCGCGGTCGCGATATCGATGGGGGTTCCGTTCTCATCGACGCAGCCGATGGTCCGGTCCGCGAAGTTGAAATAGAGTTCCCCGGCCATGAGCCCTGTCGGCCTGCGGCCTGCGACCGGGGTTCTCTTGGTCTGGACGATGTTGTTCATCTCGCTCCCTGCCCCGTCAGAATGTGCCGCAGTCGATGATCGCCCCGGTGATCCGAAGCTGGGGCACCGACTGCCCCGCCATCGCGAACATGAGGTCTCCGGTCATCGCTGTCGACCCGTCGCGCCGCATGAAGTCGTCTACTTCCATCGGGTTTGAAATCACGTCCCACGTCGATCCGTTGAAATAGATGAAGTCCAGAGGCGTCAGCGGGACGCCTGTCGGCGAAGGCTCGCCCCGAGAAAAGTCATAGACCCCCTCGACCATGACAATCGTGTAGGCACCCACCTGATGCTGGTTCGACCCGTTGATGATCGGGGGAGTGATCCCGCCACCCGGCTGCGTCGCGTTCATCGCGCCGACGTAGAGCGAGGCCACCGGGATCAGGTAGGACGGGTCCAGCCTGCCGTCCGCGTTCAGGACCGGCGCCCTGCCCTCATCCGCCGCGCCAGCCGACGTGGGGCCCGCCGAAATCCGCGCGGTGAGGGCTGCCGTGATCCGGGCCGACACCTCGACCGCGAACGTGAGGGCGGTGACCAGCACCGTGCCGTTCTGCCCTTGGGCCATGTCCTGTGCCGACGCCAGCGAGAGGAAGCTGCTGTCGAGCCTGCCGGTCGCGGTCAGGCGCGGGGACTTCGTTCCGTCCACCTCGCCGCCGCTGACTGTGCCTGCGGTGAACCTCTGGGTGTTCAGGTGCTGCGCAAGCCCCGCCGGGCTGATCGCCTTGCCCGCCTCGGTCCCGGCGTTGATCTCGGCAAGGGTGGCAAACTGCAGGGCGACGTAGGTCGAGACCAGCGCGTTGAAGGCATCGACAAACCGCCCGAGTTCGCCCCGGAATTCGGCTTGGATGGTGTCGAGCGGAACCAGAAGGTCGCGGTTGATGGTCATCAGTCTCTCCCGAGGTAGACGCCGGTCGCGTCGTCGGCGAAATAGAATTCCTTGCCGTCGTCGGACCAGTAGAGGCGCAGGAAGTCCTGCAGGCTGCGCATGGACGCTACCTCTGCCGCCACCTCGACCTTGAACCGGTCGAACCCGGTGGCGCTGACGACGTAGTTCGTCGAAAACCGCAGTTCGATGGGAGTGACGTAGACCGGCGGGTCCACTTCGTTCCCCGGGGTCTGGATCGACGGTAGCGCCATCGCGAACCACGAGTAGCCGTTCAGATCGGCAAAGCCGCCGAACCGGGCGACCTGTGCGGTGTTGAAATCCCATGCGAGGCTGAGGGCCGCAGGCTGGTTCAGGTATTTCCGCCGCTGCCGGACGGCGCCGCTTTCGAAGGGGGTCCGGATCAAGCCCATGTCCACCGCATAGCGGTAACTCGCCCGCAGCGGGGCGCCCAGATCGTCCATCGGAAAGACTGCAAGCGTGGTGGCCATCAGGTCGTGATCCCTCCCCAGACGCGGGTATCATACAGGATGCCGGTGATCCGGACAGTCCCTTGCTGCAGGGGCTCAATCTCCGAGAAGATGAAATCCTGCACGAAGTCCTGTCCGCTGCCGATGGCGACGAACGTCGGCTCCTGATTGCCCCTGCCGAACAGCGGAAACGGCGGGTTCGAGTTCAGGGTGATCTCGGTCACCATCAGGTCGGTGTCGTCCCGCATGGTGATCCCGATGGGCGCGCTCACGCCGCCGGTCTCGCTGCGCAGGAAGACGTAGGGGTTCGTCACCGGCCCGAACGCCTTGTCCAGAAGAAGGACGCGCCCGCTCACCCGCGTCACCCGGGCGGCGGCGCCCCAGTTCGGCAAGGGGTGCGCGACGCCGAACCGCTCGCCCAGAGCGTAGATCAGCCCTTCCATCTCGGTCTCGAAAACCACCGACTTGCGGGTGTAGACGTCCTGTTGCCAAAGCCATCGGGCGTATTGCTCCGCTTGCGTCGCATTCGTGCAGCCCAGAAGGGGGATGGTGCGAGGGCGGACGGAGGACTTCGGCCAGACCCGGACGTCTTGGGTGAAGTCCCGCGCGTCGAAGAATTCGACTTCGTATCCGTCGTAGGGGTCATCCTGCTTGAAGAGGTAGCGCAGCGAGAAGCTGCCTTCCTTGATGTTCTCGGGCGTGAACAGTGCCGTCCGCATCGTCTGGGGCCCGTCCGCGATGGCCGACATGGTGCCGCCGATAGAGACCGGGCGGGCGCGCTCGACCGCCGTCACCGCCGCGATGCCGCCCAGAACCGTCCCGCGCTGGTCGAATTGGCCGTTGAACCCGGACCGGCTCGCCCACCGCTGCCGGAGGGCTTCCAGCGTCGCGGTGTCGACTTCGCTCACAGGCCGTCCGGCGCCGTTCACCGGGTCGGTCATGATGTCATAGAAATGGTCTGCCGGGTTCGACGTCGCCACCAGCCCCGGGCCGCGCCATGTTGGGCAGAGACGGGTCACCTCTGCCCGGATGCGGCGCTGGGCTGCGTCCGAGATCGCCTCGTTTGCCTTGATCTTCACCACTAGAATGGTCGTGTCGCCGTAGGCCGCCTGCCCGGTGCGCTCCAACCGCGCCCGCATGCCGATGACCTGCATTTCCTCGATCACGCGGTTATCGGCTGTCCACACCTGCCGCCGAACACGCGCCCGCCACCTGCCGCCGGGAAGGCCGATGGCATAGGTGGCGCGGATGGGGGTCCGGCTTGCCGCTCCATAGGTCGCGTCATAGATCGACGACGCGCCGATGGGGTTCCCCAGATCGTCGATCTGTTGCACTTCCATGCGTGCGGTCGTGTTCCACCCTCGGTAGTTTCCGTCGCTGTCCACCCAATAGAGACCGTTCGGCATCAGGAAGTCGAATTCCAGCACCGTCGCGGAGGTGCCTTCGGCGTTCGTCTCGAACCAGCCAATCCACCCCGCGTTGCCGATCAGGCGCTGGCCTGCGACCTGCGGGCTGGTGACCGCGTCTTCCCAGACCCCGGTCTGTGCTTCGATGGGGCCGATCTTCTTCTGGTGCTGGTCGGGCGTGAACATCCACGCGCTGATGGTCCCGGCTGGCAGGCGGGCGATGTCGTCGTTCTCGATCAGGACGCGGTGCAACTGGTGCCAGCCGTGGCCGATGGCGAGGACCATGTTCAGGTATTGCTGGTTGTTCTCGTAGCGGTAGTAGGGCTGAGAGATGATGTTCGGGTAAGTGATCATCCGCCCGTAGATCGTCGGGATGGGCTCGCCAAGGCGGGCTTGGTTCTGCCGGGCCTGAAAGCTGTAGACGGGCGACGCCTGCCCACCCGAACCGGGGCCTCTCGGGGGCGGGAACAGGAGGTTGATGATCAGCGTGATCGCGAAGGTCACGAGGAAGTTCACCGCGATCTGGACCAGCAGCGGCACGATGGCGCCGCCGGGGTATTCCAGAATGGCGACCACTTCCTCTGGTTCCATCTGGAAGTCGAAGTCATCCAACTCGACCCGCTCCGCCCCGTTCCGGCGGTAGACAACATAGGGGTGCTGGAACCCGTGCGGGAACCGCCTTTCGAGGACGTCGATGAACCGCCCCTCTGCGGTGAACATCTGCGCACCCTCGCGCGGGTGCATCGGGTTGTTCGAGTAGATCACCCGTGCCATGTGTAGATTCCCTTCAGCCGCAGCCCCATCCTCTCCATCATCGGCAACTGGTGGGAAACCACCCCGACCCCCGGCAAAGCGTGAACGACGCGGAACCCCTCAGAAACGGGCCACACGAGGCCGGTGTGCGATGCCCGGGCCCCCGTCCCGAAAATAGCGATGGCCCCTGCGCAGGGCCCGTCCTCGCGCCGCCAGCGCCCGTCCGTCTCTTGTTCCTCGATAATCCGGATCACCCGGCGCACCGCCAGCCCCTCATCGGCCCAATCGTCCGGCAGCCAAGGGCAGCAGGCGACGATCAGCCCCCAGCAGTCGAAGGCGTCCGGTCCGCGTGCGCCGACGCGGTAGGGCCTGCCGATCAGGACCGACGGGTCGCGCACAGAAGCCCCGACTTGTTCAGTGACTTGTGCATTTTGTGCAATTTGGTCGAGTTGCTTTTCTGTGCAAGTCATCGCGCCATCCCCGGGAATTCGTTGATGCGGTAGTAGCGCCGGGGAAACTCGGCATTCACGACGTCCGCACGGGTCGCGGTGCCGACCACCGCCTCGGGGGTCACCTCGAGGGCGCTCAGGAACAGCACCAGCGGCGGGTCTTGCTGCGGACGGGGGTCATCGTCGGCAAAGACCAGATAGGTGCATTCGATGGCTGACCCGAAGTCGGTTGCCGCGTTCTCGAGTTCGAACATGATGTTCGGGTCGACGTTGTCGATCTTCAGCCGCAAGTCCTGCTGCGACGTGTCGTCCCGGCGCGGCTCGATCACCTCGAAAGGCACCGGCAAGAATTCCCGCGACTGCGCCTGCCAGATGGCGAAAAACCCGACCGGCGAGTTCGTCAGCAGGAATTCCCGGCTGAAACTCGGATGCCGCAGGACGATGGCCTGCCGGATGATCGACCGGACCGGGGCGCTGGCGTAGATGCGCTTCTGGGTTTCTGTCAGGGGCATGCTTTACCGTCCCTGCCTGCGCAGGCCATAGGTGCTTTCCAGAACCCGGGCGAGGTCGCCCGTGCCGCGTGCGACGCCGTCCGCCGTGGCCTTGGCCGCCGCGCTGATGACGATGTCGATCCCGCCGTCATCGCGCTGCGATGTCGCCACTTCGACCGGCGCGTTATTCGTGATGTTGATGGTCACCCCACCCCCGCCGCCCGCATTCTGGACACCCAGCTTGCCGTCCGGGCCGCGCGACAAAGGCAGCACCGCCTCGGGGCCGTTCTCCGCCACCTGCCCCATCCGACCGCTCGACGTCATCGCAAAGGTGGGGGCCTCCAGAACCCCGCCATTCGCAAGCCCGAAACTGAGATTGCCAAGGCCGAGACTGCCGAGGCTGAACCCGCCGCCACCCATGGCGCCGCCAAGGATCATCTGCAGCATCTTCGACGCCGCCAGCTTGCCGAGTTCCTCGAGGACGGTCGAGACCAGATCCTTGAATGCCGCCTTCGCCGCGTCCTTGAAGTTGCCGATGCCGAACAGGCTGTCCCCGAGGGCCTTGCCCATCGCTGACCCGAACGACACCGCCGCGCTCTCGATGGCGTCGAAGGCGTTCTTCAGGCTCTTGACGTTTTCCTCGAGGTCGAAGACCGCATTCGCCTGTTGGGTGATCGCGTCGATCTGGCCTTCGGTGAGTTCAGTGCCCTCTGCCGTGGCCGCGTTGATCGCCTGTTGAACGGCAGCATACCGCTCCATGTCTTCGCCTGCGAGGACGGCTGCCCGCTCGCGCTCCGCCTCGGTCAGCCGCTTGGTCAGGTCGAGTTGCTGTTCCTTGTAGGCATCCCGCGTCGCGCCGCCGCCACCGCCGCCGGACGAGCCCGTGACCGGCGAAGCCAGCCCGGCGCCGAAGACGCCCGGGGTGATGACTTCGCCGTCCAGCGTCACCTGCCCGAATTGGGTTGCCGACCGCGCCGCGTCCGGGCCGCTCTGCCCCGTCCGCTCGCGCAGGGCGGAGTAGTTCTTCGATGCCGCCGCGAGGTTGTCTGCCATCGCCCCGGCTGCCGCCGCACCGGCCCAGATCGGGCTGGCGATATCGACGCCCGCCATCTGCCCCAAGGTCGACAGAACGTAGCCGAGGATGCCGTCCAACTCGCCGCCCGCGTTGCCGGTGCGCTTCAGGATGTCCTGCACCTTGCGGACTTCATTCGCCATCTCCTGCGGGCTTTCTGCCGCGAAGGCCGCGTCCAGCGCCGCCTGCAGGGCCTGTGCATCCCCCGCGACCAGCCCCATCGACCAGACCATGTCGTCCAGCGCGTTCACCGCGTCCGCGAACCCGGACTTGATGTCTGCCAGCCGCTTGGTCTCATTCAGCAGCTTGGCCTGTTCCTCTGCCGCCGTCGCCAAGGCGTCGCCCATCTGGGAGATCGCATTGCCGTTGTCGATGTAGGACTGTTCGGCTTCGGCGAGGGCGGCGGTCTCATCAAGGAAGATGCGCTGGCGGTCGGTTAGCACCGCATTCAGCGCCTGCTGCTTCTCGATCAGGGCTTGGGCTTTCTCGATAGCCTCATCGTCGCCCATCATGCCGATCTTTGCGACGTCACCCCGGTTCGCCGCGCCGCCCATCAAGGCGTCGCGGGCGCTGTCACCCAGACCGCCACGGGCTTCCCCGATGCTGACCTTCAGGGCCGCCTGATCGGCCATCATCACTTGCCGCCGGGCTTCCAGAAGCTGGTTCTGGACGCGGATTTCCTCGAGGGTGCGGTCGATGGCCACCCGGGACGCCGCCTCTTGCGCGGCGCTGCCTTCCGCCGCCGCCGTGCCAAGGTCGCGGTGTTGCTGGATCAGGGTGTCGTTCAGCGCCGTCAGCTTGTCGGATGCCTCGACCGTCGCCTGCATGGATGCCTGCACGTCGCGCTGGGCCGTTTCCAGATCCTTCGTTCCGTCCCGCAGCAGGAAGAACCCAGCCGCGAGGGCCGCGACCGCCGTCACCGCCCAGCCGATGGGGCCCAAGGCCACGATGAAGCCTGCGACCGCGCCCGCTGCACCAGCGATGGACGTGGCCATCATCGCAAAGACCCCGGTCAGCCCGCCGCCGGTTGCGATGACCGTCCCGATGGCGGTCAGGAGCCCGGTCTTCATCGCCGCGTAAAGGGCGAGGACCGCGACCGTCGCCACCTCGACGTTGTCCGCGATCAGGTTGAAGAACCCGGCCAGCATGTCGTTATTGGCGACGCTCTCGACGATCCCGAGAAGGTAGGAGACCACGTCGGCCAGCATGTTGAACGCCGCCCCGAGGGCTTCTGCCGCTGCGACCGCCGCCTTTGACTGCGCCAGCCGGTTCAGGGCTTCCAGAACCGTGAATAGGGCCTTCTGGAAACCGCCCGCGATGACCGCTTCCTTCAGGGCCAGCATCGAGTTTTCGAGTTCGCTGATCGCCGTCGCAGTCGTGCGGGTCTGCGAGGCAAACCCGGCAAACTCTTGCTGCAGTTGCTGCCCGAACGCCCGCACGAAGTCGTCCGCCGCCACCTGCCCCAGTTCCAAGGCTTTCGACAGTTCCTGTGTCGACATACCCATCGCCCGGGCTGCAATCTGGAAGGCGCCCGGCAGCCGCTCGCCCAACTGCCCGCGCAGTTCTTCGGCCTGCACCGACCCCTTGGAGATCATCTGCTGGACCGCCATCAAGGCGCCCTCGAGTTCGTATTGCGACAGGCCGTAGGCCGTGGCCGCCGCCGTGATCCCTTCGAAGACCGTCCGGCTTTCCTCGAGGGTGATGTTCGTCCCCTTGGTCGCAGCCAGCAGCTTGGCGTAGGCGCCCGCCGCCGTCAGGACGTCCTGTCCGAGCCTGTCGGCTGTCTCGCGGACATAGTCCATTTCCCGCCGCGCGCCCGACGCGCTGCCGGTCACCGCCGTGAAGGTCATATTGATCTTCTGCAGTTGCATTGTGGTGTTCTGCAGGTCGCGGACGATGGCGAGACCGACGAAGCCCACGATGGCGCCCTTGGCCAGCTTGTAGGCTTGCGCCACCCGGTCGACCGCTACCGCCTGTTCCCGGGCCGCACGGGTCGCCTCTTGGGCTGCACGGCTGCCTTGTTGCTGGGAGGCCGTGTAGCGCCCCTGTGCGTCCCTGCCGCGCTGGGAGGCCCCCGTCACCGCGTCCGTCTGGGTCTTTACTCCCCCCAGCGCCTCTTTGAACCCCGCGAGGTCCGTCTTCCCCTTCACGACCGAGGAAGTGTCAGCGTTTACGATCAGGGGAATGTCGACCATCTGCCTTGCGCTCCGCCGTCATGATGTCCAGCCACCAGCCGTCCACCTTACGAATAACCCGGATTTCGTCCGGCGTCACCAGTTCCCCTGTCAGGTCGCGCCATGCGGCAATGTCGACCCAAGTCAGGGGCGTCAGCCCCATCCCGTTGCTCGACCGCCCCGCGTGGATCTCTGACCAGAGAAGGAACACCCGGTCGAATTCGAACGGGCAGTCCGGCCCACGCAGGGCCTTCGGGGTTATGCCGGTCTGCCGTTCGACCGCTTCCAGATGCTCGCGGACGGAAACCCCGTCCGTCACCACATTCAGGCCGAAGTGGAACCGGCAGAAGGATTCGAAGTCGTCGATTCGGGCTTCTGCAAAAAAGTGCCGTGATCCCCCAGCGCGACGTCGATCTGGTCACGCAGCCAGCGCAGGGCCGGGTTCGTCATCAGCATCCGGGCGTTCTCTGCCGAGACCTTCAGGGGCTTGCCTTCGATGCTGATCCCCTCCCAGCTTTCGATGCAGGCCACCAGCCGGTCCACCGCCTCCGCCTCGATCTCATCCGCCGACAGCTTCATCCTGCCCCGGGCGACCATGGCGTTCTGCACGCGCTGGTCTGCAATGCGGCGCTCGACCGCGCGCATGCGCGGGTGCGACGGGGGAACGATCATCACCCGGACCGGCGCCTCCGGCGTGCCGAGCGGGCGGAATGAAACGGGGTGAACGAGATCGACGGCTTTCGCTTCGTCGGTCACCATCAGGGTCGAAAGGTCCATGCGCTTCTCCAAAGAAAAAAGGGGCGCCTCCCATGGCGCCCCTTCACCTTAGCGGGTGTTTAACACTCGCACAATCAGGCGATCTCGACCCGAAGCCCGGAGATCAGCGTGCCGCTCTCGGGGGTCACCAGCACGGCGTTGCCGTTCTGATCGACCGCGTTGAGGTCCGAGGTCGCATCGATGGCAGCCGCGATGGCAGCCGCCACATCATCCGGGGTGTCGCCCGCGAAGATGTCCACCTCGGTCTCATTCTCCGGATCCGTGTCGACTTGGTAGATCACCGTCGCGGTCGCTGCCCGGGGGGCCGGTCCGCCGCCGACGCTCAGGCCGACCGTCGACGTGCCCACGCCCGTCACGCTGAACGTGATCGGGGCGCCGGACGAGGGCGGAGAGGTCACCGGCATCGCCATGCCCGCGTAGGCCGTCTGGATGACCACCTGACTGTTGTCCGCCACCGGGTCCGTCGGCTGCAGGCCGCGAATGTCCATGGTGATCGGCAGGCCGGTGGCGACCGCGTCGCCGATGGTGCCGCTGTTGAATTTGCAGCGGGGCAGGGTGATCTGCAGGAAGGCTTGCCCGTCCGCGCTGTCCATCCGCATGGCGACCAGCGCCTCTTGCTCGAGGTCGAACCGGTTGTAGGCTTCAAGGCCCGCATCCGCGTCGAACAGAATGGTCAGGCTGCCCTGCACGGTTTGCTGGTTGCCCCAAGTGATCGTCGGGATGATGTTCGATCCGACGACTTCCGACCCGGCCATGTTGTTGTTGATGGTCATGTCGAACGCGGTGACGACGCCGATCTGGCGCCCACCGATGACGACGGTCCCCGAGACCGCGACCAGCACGCCTTCCTCGCTCACCTCATCGTAGTCCGGCAGGGCGACCTTGCGGACGCTGAAGGCGGGCTCGACCGCCGTCTGGATGGCCTCTGCGACCGTGATGGTCTCGCCGTCCACCGCCGTGATGTGGCGCGGGTTGTTATTCTGCGGCGCGACGCTCATCCCGGTGAAGACCACCAGATCGCCGACGCCGAAGCCCTCGGTTTCCCAGTCGCTGTCGGAGACCGTCACCGTCCGGGCCGTCGCGTCGAAGGTCAGGGTGCCGAAGTCTGCCGGTCCCTTGACCACCTCGGGCACGCCATCGATGGACGCCAGCGCCACCGGGTCCGCATCGGTCCCGATCAGGCCGAAGTTCACCGTCGCGATGCCCGTCGGAGGCAGCGCGAAGGCCGCGCTGTTGAACCGCACGCCCCGATAGGTGATGAACCGACCGATATCGGTGAACGCCCGTTCGAAGACGAAGCTGCGCAGAATGTTCCCGATGCCGAGTTTCTTGCCCGCGACGCGCACGGTCCCCAGCGCCAGCGTGGTCGCTTGGAAGGTGAAGCCCTTTTCGCTCGACAGGGTGGCGTTCCGGGGGTCATCCGTCCGCAGGCCCAGAATGGTGAACGACCGACCGTCATAGTCGATGTTGCCCGTCCCGGCGAAGGTGATCCGGTCGCCGATGCGGAACCCGAGGGCCACCCAGTTGCCTGCGACGGGAAGCTGCGCCACGCCGTTCGCGTTGATGGTCACCGCGTTCAGCAGGAGGTCCACCGAGGCGCCCGCGCGCCAGAAGCCGCCCATCAGCGCCGCGTAGGCATCGTCATGGCTGGCAGGGCTCACCTCGGAGACGATCTCGCCCCCGACCCGGCGGATGCCGTGGCGGCTGTCGCTCACCATCCGGTCGCTGCGGATTTCCTCGCTGTCGTAGGCATCCTTGGTCAGCGCGAGCGTGGTGCTGCGGCGCCGGAACACCTTCAGTTGCGGGTCGACGATAGGCTTGCCAGCGCAGACTTCCTCGGCATAGCCAAGGTCGGCCAAGCTGCCGGACGCTACGATGGGGCTGCAGGTTGCGTTCATGAAACTGTCTCCCTGTGGACGAAACCGGTGATCGTCACCGGAAGCTGAAACCAGTCGGTTTGCGCGATCATAGCGGTTACCACCGCGTTCGTCACGCGCCCGAATGCGGAGGGTGGGCCGACGCCCGAGCCCGAAAAGAAGTGCCCCCTGATCGCGTCGCCGAGGGCGTAGAGGTCGAAGAGAGGCCCCTCTGCCGGGGCATAAACGTCGATCAGGTAGTTGAAGGTCTCGCGGGTGTTGCCATAGGTGCCGAGGCTCACGACGTCGGCTGCCACCGGCTGCAGGCGCTCTTGCACATAGGCCACGCCGCGCTGCCGTTCGAACGGCACGCCCTGCCAATGGAAGACCTGCGGCAGACCCGGCACCAGCCGCAGCCGGTGGCGCAGGTCGCTCTGCAGGGGCCCCATCACGTTCATGCCTTGTATCCCAGCGACACCGCATGTCGCGAAAGGTTGATTCCGTATTTCGCCGCCGCCGCCCGGATCCAGCCGGAGTTCTGGGCTGACCAGCCGTCGTATTCCAGCCGGAAGATGTAGGCTGCGCTGTTGGCAATGGACAGCACCTTCCCGGCGCTGGTCAAGAGGGCGCTCGCGAACGGCGGGGCAGGGACCGACCCGGGCCCGTCCCCCTCGGATGGTGGCGCCGGGTGCGCTCCGGGCTCCCCAAGGGCTGCCCACCAGCTTGCCCGGGCAAAGCCGGTGTCGACCGGTGTGCCCTCGACCACGTCGTTCCAGAGGTCGACGTTCGTCGCGACGATCATCTTGTCGAGGTCCGCGCCGACGGCGTCGATCTTGGCCGCCCAGTTCGGGTCCATGGTGACCGTGATCATGCGGCTTCCTTTCGGACCCGGCAGTCGTGGTAGATCGGCTTTCCATCCGGCGCGGTCGTCTTCACGTCCGTCACCGTCCATCGCCCGTCGCCCGGCCAGTCGATGGCGTCGCCCGGCTTGGGGTCCACCGGCATCCCCTTGGCTGGCAGGAGGATGCGGCGGTTGTCGCGGTAGAGAAGGTCCGCCTGCATGGTGAGGTCTGGCCCCCGGTTCAAGAAGACGCCCACCACCGCGTGCGGGATCTCGGTCACCGCCTGTGCGGAGGTGATCGGGTCGAAGGCCGCCCTGTCAAACTGGACCAGCGTCACGACCGTGCCCGACCCGAAAGAGGCGATCAGCCTCTCTGCGGTCTCGCGCATGCGGTCATAGTTCGGCATCGCCGGTCAGTCCCCCATCATCGCGCGGATGGCGCGCATTCCAGCCGTGTTTGGCAGCCCTGCCGCCCCGCCGATGTCCGCGTCGTTCATCCCGTGCGAGAAGTTGCGCGGGGTCGGACGGGCGAAGCTGGGGCCCACGATAGGCGGGCGCCCGGGCATGTAGATGTCTTCGTTCAGGAGGGGTGCGAGGATGCCGGTGACGGCTGGGAGGCCGAGGTCCGTCACGGCACCCCCGCCCAAGGGGGGAGGGATTGCGGCCTCTCCCTTGGATGAGTTGCGGAGCGGGTCGAAATAGGTGACCGACAGGTCGCCGACCTTTTCCGTTTGCACTTCGGCACGCCGCCTGCCGTTCTCGAATTCGCCGCCGCCGCCGCCCGTGGTGACCGGCAGGAACCCGTAGGCGCTCGCCTTGGCCGCGACGATCTGGGCCAGCTTCACATCGTTCGGGATCTTGTCGCTCGGGACGGTCGGGCCGCCGTTGCGGTAACGCCCGCCGACGCGAGGCCATGCGAGGGTCTGTTCGACCGTCGCGCGCCCGCCGCTGAAGTAGTAGATTTGCCCGTTCGAGACGTAGAGGGCACCTTGGACAAGGTGCCGCTCTTTCGTGGGCTCATCGAGGGTCGACCAGAGTTCGTCGCCCATGGCCGCCAGCCAGCGGTCGGCTTCCGCCACCGTGACGAAGCTGTTGGCGTCCGCGACGCCCTGTCCGGTTTCAATGACCAGCGACACCCGGCTGCACTCCTGCGCTGGCGAGACGGTTGACCAGTTCCTGAACCGGGCCGTTCGCCTTGATCTGATGTTCCTGCAGGACGCGCTGCAGGTAGCCCTTCAGGGTCTCCCCGTTCTCGCGGTGCTTGGCGAAGGCCGCCTTCCACGCCACGTTCAGCGCGGACCCGGTGAGAATGGGGCCCTTGGCCGCCACAGGGGCCGCTGCAGCCTTAACGGCGGCCACCGCGACGCCTTCGACGTCTGCGGGCTCACCGCCCTCTGCCGGGGCCACAGGGGCCGCTGGCGCGTCTCCCTCGGGCTTGTCGTCGTCATCTTCGTCGTCATCGAGGTCGTCGTCACCGAATTCGCCTGCCTGCATCGGGGCCGGGACGTGAACGTGCGGGACCAGAATGACCCGCCCATTGTCCGCGAGGCGCCGCAGCACCTTGCCGTCGATCCCCGGGTCGACAATCTCGTCGCCGGGCGCGTAACCCTTACCCATGATGGTGACCGCGTATTTGGCGCGGTAGCGGGTCGTGATCTGTGCTTCCATGGTCGGCTCTCCCTTGAATGAAAGAGCCCGGCAAGCAGGCCGCTCCTGCCTGCCGGGCCCGTAATGGTCCGACGCGGGGTGTCCCGCGTCAGGCGATGGCGTCTTCGATGAACAGGCCCAGATCGTCCGCCACTTTCTCGTGGGTGAACGCCAGTTCCAGTTCGAAGCGGTCGGACCGGATCGGGTCCATCCGGAAGGACGACACCCGCTGGCCGTATTCGCCCGCGCCCGCATAGCCTGCCCAGACGAAGCTGTAGCCTGCCGACGGGGTCATCAGGCCGGGGGTCGGTGCCGCGTGGACCAGCAGCGCGCCTTTCGAATTGCCGATGAAGGCGTTCGAGTGCGGCACGCCTTCGGGCGCGGTGTTGACGATGGCCGACATGACTTCGATGCGGTCGATTTCGAACAGCGCGGCCAGAGCCTGCCGGGTCACCATGGCAGGCGCACCGGGCGTCTGGCCATACTTGATCCGGTCGATGATCGCGTCGTTCTCGGTCAGTGCCGTGTAGGTCTCGTGGCCGAGCAGGAGGACGTTCGCGGCGACGCCGTTGCGGAGGAGGAATTGATCCCGCCACCGCTTGATGTCCTTCACGGGTTCCGAGGCCGCGTCATTCCACTGCAGGAATTCACCCGCAGCCGGAGTGCCGGAGACGCCCTGAACGTAGTTCGTCCACGCGCCCGGGGTGAAGTATTTCGTCGCGAATTCGACTTCCCGGCGGATGAGGCCCTTCTGGGTCACCCACATCGTCGCCTCGCGGTCGACGTTGATCGGTTCGTCAGCGTTCGCACGAAGCTGGTCATCCACATCGCGGTGAACGCCCCAGACCGGGCAGTAGTAGGGCTGCATCTCGATGTTGTAGCCGCCGCCCGCCGTCTCGGTGGAGGGTGCGCGCTTCTTCATCTCATCCCGGTTCCAGTCACCGTGCGGATACACGATGTAAAGGTCGGACTGCTTCATCACCGGAACGCGCGGGAAAATGCGGTCGGAGACGAACATCGATGCGGCTTGCATCATCGCCAAGCTGATATTGGTCAGCGGGCGGTTAACGTGGACGTCGGAGGGGGTGATGGTCTTGCGAACGACCCCGGACGCCTGTGCGACATTAAGCATTTGTGCGTCCTCCCTCAGACTGCAAGCTGGACTTCGATGATCTCGCCCGCGACCGTCGCTCCGACGATTGCGGTTCCGGCGGTCCCGCCCGCGACGGCTTCACCGTTCGCGTTCGCTCCCACCATGGCGCCGATGGCGACGGGGCCGCCTGCCCGGACTTTGGCGATGCCGCCGATCACCACGCCGACGGCATGACCTGCCTCCAGCGCATTGATCAGGGTGACGCCGATGATGTTGTCATCGACGTCGGTCGCCAGATCGGCGGTCCGGGGCTTCGTGGTCGATGCCTTTACGAAGACGAATTGCTCCAGCGCGGAGCCCGCTTCGTAGGATACGGCCTGAATGCCTTCCTGAAGTGCCATTGTGAACCCTCCCTCAGTTCATGGCCTGATCACGCTCGGCAAGGAACCGGCTGTAGAGTGCCGGGTTCTGTGCCAGAACCTGATCGTAAGCCTTGGCGAAGGTGATGTTCTCAGCCTTCTGTTTCGCCTTGGCGAGTTCTTCGATCTCGGCCTCGGCATTGCTTTTCTGCACGAGGTGTGCAGGCAGGCCGGTGGACCGCATCGCGTCCTCGACCGTGTTCGATGCCGCCTTGAGGACGCGCACCAGTTCCTTGCTGTCGGCCTCATCCATGGCGCCCATGGCGCGCTTCAGGATGGGGGCGAAGTCGGCGGCCTTGACCGGAAGACCGCGCATGTCGGTCTCGATCTGGGTCGCGACCTTCTTGATCTCGCGTTCCTCATCGAGTTGCGCCAGTTGCTTCGCGGCAGCCGCATTGGCCTTGCGCAGCTTGACGATCTCGGCTGCGACCAGAGGGTCGGCGGCCTTCAGGATGGGGTCTTCGTCGTCGGCGCCGGAGCCCTTGGCGGCTTCAGCCACGGCCAGACGCTTCTGAAGGTCCGCGATGGTCGCGTCCTTCGTTGCGCTGTCCGCATTGGCTTTGGTCACGCTCGCCTGAAGGTCAGCGATGGTCTTCGTCGCCTCCCCCATTTGCGCGACCATCTTTTCCAGATCGGTCATCGGTTTCCCTCCGTTACTGCGGTCATCCCGCTTGAAAATCGTCACGACGGCGTTCGGGTCTGCCCCCGCGTCGACAATGGAAATCTCGTTCAGGCGCAGCTTGGTCAGCCGGTAGCGTTTCTGGGTCATACCGGTGTCCTCGTGCCTTTGCCGCCAATCGAAAACGCCGCGAGGGTGCCGTCCTTGATCATGTCCCAGACAAGCTGGTCGTGGACCTTGGCGACCACCCAGAGGGCGTCGACGTCTGCGCTCATGTGCGGGGGGCGGAAGTCTCCGGCGAGGACTGCCATCTCGACGATCTCGCCACCGGCAATCGGCTTGCCGTCCGGGCCGGGGATGTGCATCACGCCCATCGTCCGCCCGCTTTTCATGAATTCGTGGACCGCCTCGCGCAGGTCTTCCGGGTCGATGGCGTCGCCTTGCGTGTCGTGCAAGAGCGTGCCCTTCGCCTTGCTGACGTAGGCGTATCCGCCCACCAGCCGACGGTCCGGATCCCGGGCCGCCTTGGCAAAGTCCACGTTGATCTTGAAGTCGTCCATTCGTCCGCCGCTTCTGTGTGCGACGGTTTCACCATTGCTTGCACAAGCAAGGCAAGAAAAAACGTTCTGTTAAACGCGGTCGTCCGGCGGGGTGCCAAGAAAGGCCGCGACCGCCTTTTCGACGTCGCCGTCGATCAGGTGTTCCCAATCCTCGCCTGCGGCCTCGAGGTCTTCGGCCATCATTGCCGTTTCCAGCAGCATGTAGAACGGGAAGCCGATGGTCTCCGCCGGGGTCTGCCCCGACAGGCCGTAGTGCGCCTCGACGCTGCGAACGATGCCCGAGCCCGGGTCATCGGCGTTCCAGACGTCGCTCACGGGCAGGTAGCGGTTCTGCCGCCCCAGCAGGATCTGCACGGCGTTGTCGATCAGCACCCGCACGAAGTCCGGGCCGTTCTCCGGCTCGGCTCCGCTGTCCGCCCGCTCGCGGTCGGCATAGATCTTCGCCATCGTGTTGCGGATCAGCGCCTCGATCACCGCCGGGCTGCCGAGGTAATAGTCGCGGTCGTCTCCGCGCGGCAGCCCGAAGGGCATGTCCGGCGCAATCCAGTCAGGCGTCATGCCATCCTCCATCAGTGAATTTCCGGATCATCGTTGCCGATGACAAGCACCTCGACGATGGTCTTCCCCTTCATGCTGTTGCCGAAGAAGTCGTCATTTCCGTCGCTGGTGTAGACCTTGACCGGGATGATCTTGGTGTTTTTCGGCAGGATGATCTCGTGTTCGCTGCCGAGCCCGATCTGTCCGACGGACGAGGTCTTCGTCGCCTTGTCGGTGTGGCCGACATAGGCAGCCTTCGCCCCCGGCGCAAACTTCATCTTCAGCGCCACCTCGCCATACCAGACCCCCGGCATGATCGAGGTCGACGACAGGGCCGGGATGTTCAGCACGTCGCCAAGGGACGCCTGCCATTCCTTCACGCTGGCGTAGGCCGGGATTTTCCGCCCGACCACCAGCCCCGGCGGCATCTCGTAGACACCTTCGCTCAGGTCTTTCGCGTTCTGCATGGCGGTGTCGAACAGCTTGTCCCCTTTCTTGCCGGTGAAGAGGGCCGCCTGCATCTGCGACCACCCGGCGTCGCTCTTGCCGCTGACGTGCGCCTTCATGGCCTTCTGAGCCTTCACGGGTTGGCTGTAGGTCATGTCCTTCAGCTTGCCCGCCAGCGCCGTGTTGGGCTTCAGGACGGTCATCGGCAGGCTGTCCCAGAACGCCTTCGCCTGTGCGCCGCCGACCGACCCGCTCTTGATGTAGCCGCCGATCTTCGACGCGCCGGGCGTCCACGGGCCCTTGGACTTGAATTTGGCCGAAATCCCGGCCATCGCGCTGCCAATCGACCCGCCGCCTTCGAAGCCGATCACCTTCTCGGTCGTGATCGCCTGACCGACGCTCTGCAGGTAGCCGATCAGGTGCGACTTGTAGCCCGAGACGTGCTTGTTCGCGCCGCCGGGGAGGCTCTGTTTCACGCTGTCCGGCAGGCTGGCGTAGCCCGGGACCGTGATGTCGAGTTCCATCAGGCCCTTGATGTCGTTCTTCATCGCCTTGGCGTAGAGGGCCTGCACGCTGGCGTTGTTCGCGTCGTTCACCTCGGGCTTGGACGACAGAGGGTTGCCACCGTTGAAGGCCGCGAAGTTCGGCGGCTCGGGGATGCCCTTGGCGTCAAACTGGACGATGGAGGTGGTCTTTTCGTAGATCACCCCGCCGGTCGTATAGGTCTCGACCTTCGACCCGTCGGGCAGGTTGACCGTCTTCGCGGTCTTGCCGGTCAGGGCATCCGCGCCGATGCTGATCGCCGCCTCTTGGGCCTTTTTCTTCGGGGCCGCCGGGGTGGCGTCGATGGCCGCCTGCCCGCCAAGGGCCGCGACGACGTTCGCGGCATAGGTCTTGGCCTTCATCGAGAAGCTGTTGCTGCCCTTGATCATGGCCGAGAGGGCCTGAACCTTCACCGCCGCGTCCGGCTCCCCGGATGTCGCGATCTTGGCGATCTCGTTTGCCAGCGCGTTCAGCTTCAGGTTCGGGTTCGCGGGCGACGACAGTTTCGGCATGACCGGCATGGCGGTCGGGACCGTCAGCACCGGCTGGGCTGCCGGTTTCGGCACGCTCGACGCCGCCGTCTCTGCAAGGTTGGCCGCTTCGATCTGGGCTCCGAGGTTCGTCGGGTCGCCCTTCGCCGCCCAGTCCGGGTGAAGCATGTTCGTCCCGGGCGCGGTCATCCCGCTCTCTTTCAGGGCCATGGTGACGTTTGCCGGGGTCACCTTGTTTGCTCCGGTCACCAGCCCGCCGTCGCCTGCCTTTGCCGCGTCCTGCAGCTTGAGGGCGGCCTGCGCTTCACCGACGCTCTGGACGCTCTTGAATGCCTGTTTGTAGAGCCCGTAGTTCGCCGACAGCTTGGCCTTGGTCGAGGTCGGGACATAGAAGGTCGCCGCGACGCCCGTCGTGTCGCCTGCGAAGGCCGCCTTCGACGCCTTTTCCAGCTTCTGACTGTAAAAGTTCGCGGACGACCCCGTCATCTTGGCTTCGAAGTTCATGGCCTCGATGGTCTGCGCCTGAATGACCGTGTCGAGGTTCTTCGCATCATGCAGGTTGGCCAGCATCTGGACGTTCGGGTCCGGGTGCGCGAAACCGTCCTTGGTCGTGCCGGTGGTCGCAATGTCGAGGCTGGCCGTCGAGGCGAAGTCTGCCGTCATGGCTTTCGCCTTGACGGACATGTCCATCACCCGGTCCTCCATCTTCAGTTGGAGGTTCGTCATCGTGGTGTTTTGGGCCTTATCCCAATGGTTCACCATGGCGCTGACGGCTTCCTGCTTCAGGATGGTGCCGCCCAGTTCGTCGGTCTCGCCCAGACCCGCGAGGGCCTTCTGCATGCTGTTGACGATCTGTTCCTGCGTCATCTTGCCGAACACCTTCGCGGCGGTCGGGTTCTTGGTCGCGTCGCGCAAGGTGTCGAGTTCGGTGACGTTGCTCTTGAAGGCATCGCCTTTCAGGCCGCCTTGGGCGCGGTAGAGCATCGATCCGCCGGGGTCGACCATGACCGTCTTGCCGGTCGTCGCGTCGATCATCAGGTTGTCGAACGACAGGCCGACGGCATCCCAGTTCGCCATCAGCGCGTGCGCTGCGAAGTCTTCCTGCGCTGCCTTGACGTGCGCGGCATTGTTCTGGTCGAACGGCTTCAGGTCCATCATCTTGGACGCCACGCCGATGCCGCCCTTGTGCGCCTCGCCGAGATTGATCAGCTTCATCTCGGGAACGGCGACGCCCATCATCCCGTAGAGTTTGGCCGCCGTCACTTCGTTGAAGGCCATCCCGGCGGTGTCGTAGGACTTCACCATCCAAGTGTCGCCCGCCGCATCCTTGTAAAGCGCACCGGCTGCCGACCCGCCCGGCTTCGCGCCGACCTTGGTCATGTCCGACAACTTCATCGGATCCTTGAAGGTGCCGATGGGCTGGGTGTAGAGGTCCGCGTCCGGCGCCTTCGGCTTGGCGGGCTTCGTCGTGCCGCTGCCGAGCCCCATCGAGGCGCCTGCAAACTTCTTGCCCATCCCCTTCATCGCGTGGACGTAGGTCGCGGCTTCGTTCGCGCTCTCCCACGCTGCCGCGCTGTAGGTCTGGGCAGGCTTCGGCTTCAGGATCAGTTTCTGGGCTGCCGGGTGGACGTAGCCTTGGTTTGCCGCGTCTTCGAACATCTTGATCTTGGCGTTCAGCGCCTCGGACTGAGGGCCGGTGCCGCCGTGCTTCTGCAGGGTCAGAGCGGTCGCGTTCTCTGCGAACATGCCGCCCCACCCGCCGCCGCCATAGCCGCCCTTCATCCAGCGGCCTCCCGTGGGGAAGCCGGAAGGGACGCGCGGCTGGGATGACCAAGCCTTGCCCTTTTCAACGATGTCTCCCAGCAGTTCGACGAGGTCTGCGAAGCCGAGTGCCAGCTTGATGACCGTGTCCGATTCACCTTTCAGTCTGGCAAGTATGGGCTTGTCGTTCACATGATGCAAGGCGTCGTCGAGGTCGTCCATCGGCACGAGGTGCGACGCCGCCGTCTCCCAGTGGTAATCGGTCGGGTCGCCGCCGATCCGCTCTGCCCGGTAGTAGCGCGCGACGCTGGTGTTGCGTTCGAAGTCGCCGATGTAGCCGGTCAGCCTGACCTGCAGGCCGCTTTCCTCCCACGCTTCCTTGATCGCCGTCTGGCGCAGGTTCAGGCCGGGCTCGATCCCGCCCTTCGGCAGGGTCTCGAAATAGCCGCCGAAGTGGTTTGTCGGGGTCAGGGTCCACACCCGCCCGTCGGGTTCGGTGATGACCACGCCCGCGCCCAGACGCTTGCCCTTGGTCGCGGGCAGGTCCGGCTCATCGAAGTCGCCCGTGCCGCCGACCTTGGCCCAGTCGCCGCCCTCGGGCCCATCCCACGGCTTGAACGGGACGCCGTTCAGCCCCTCGCCCGGGGAGTGCCCGGCGACGAAGGTTGCCCGATCATCGGGGTTGTCATTGTTCTCGGGCGAGGTCGGCTTCTGGGGGTTCTTCAGGACGATGCCTTCGTCATTGCCCAGCCACGCGGGCTGGCCGGTCATCTCGCTTTCCTTCATCGGCTTCATGAAGGCCGCCTGTTGCGGGTCTCCCTTGAACCGATGGGTTGCCACGTCGTCCTGCCCAAGCCACGGCAGGGTCAGCTTCGGGGCCACCGGGACTGCCAGCGCGCCGCCGCCGTAGCCGCCTGCGGTCCACTGGCCGCCCTTGGGGCCGCTGGGGACGCGGGGCTGCATCGACCAGCCTGCCTTGGCCATGCGCACCGTGAAATCATCGTCAATCTCTTGGAACACCTCGGGACCGAACCGCAGGGCGCCTTGGTAGGGCTCCACCGCATCGAGGTCGAAATCCGGGGGCAGGTTCAGGCCGATGGTGACGTGCGGGCGGTAGGTCGTGTAGTCGAACGACGCGCCGCGCTCGATCATCTCGCGGTGCCGCCACTCGAGGTCGCTCGAGGCGAAGGCCAGCACCGCCACCTTGGCGTCCGTCTTGCCGAACCGAGCAAGAGCCCGGGGGCCGCCCTTCCCGACGATGACCGTGTCGCGGTAATCGTTGCCGATGGCCATCCAGTCCACCGGGGCGCGGCTGTAGCACACCGTGACGTGCATCTCGCTCGGGGCGACGATGTTCGGGATCCCTGCCCGCTTTGCCCACGCCACCAGATCGGCTGCGTTCAACAGGTCGCGGCGGACGTAGAGGGGTTTCGGTTCGATGCTCTTGGCGACCGTCGTCCGGGCCATGGCCGTGGCAAGTTCGAGGCCTGCCAGCGCCGCCTTGGCGCGCTTGGCGGGGAGGCGGCGGTCGACCGGAGCGTTCATGGGAGCCTCGTTTCGGGCGGTTTCGGTTGCGCCTAGAATAGCCTGTGATGGGGCCTGCGGAAAGCACCCGTTTTCGTCAAGTCTGGACTTGACAAGTTCTGCGGCTCTGCTTACCTGCCTTCCATCGCGGGACGATCTGTCCTGCCCCTGAAAGGATGCTTCGCTCATGGATAACCGTCTCATCATCCCGCTCGCGATTCTTGTGGCCGGTGCTGTCGCAGGCTTCGGCCCTCGCCTCTTGGATTCCTACACCCAGTCGGCTGCCGACGATTCGCTGCAATGCCACGCCTACCGGGCCCAAGTGTCGCTTGACGACCTGAAAACCACGATGGGTGAGCCTGTCGATCACGAGGCGACCGAACGCAAGCGCGTCAAGGCCGGGTGTTCCTGATGGACTTCCTTCAATCCCTCGCGCGGACCGAGCAGGTCTGCATGGCCGTCGACACGATCACCGCCGAGGCTCACGCTGCCCAGAAGGCTGGCATCGGGGTCGGTGACGCCATCGCGTTCGGGGCCAAGCTGGCCACCATCCGGCGCTTCAAGGAGTTGCTGATTCCGGACGTCGCGCTGGGCAAGCCGTCCCGCGCCATCCACCAGTCTGATATCGATTCCGCCACCCGGGGCCTGCAGTTGCGCACCCTGAGCGATGACGGTCTGATCGACACGCTGGCCACCCATGGCGGTCGGCTGGCCTTCGCCTCGCAGGCCATCGTCGCTGCGGTGCAGGAAGAACAGGCCCGGCGGGTGCTTTTGCGCGACGTCGGTGGCGCGTTCCCCATCGCAACCGAGAAACCCTCGCAGGATTGGGAGGGCGACCGCTGATGAAGATGAAGATGAACGCTTTCCGGGGCGCCACCGCATGGGAGGGCTACATTGGCCGCCTCTGGTGGCGCATCCCGTTCTGGACCTACCTGCGACTGGGCATCTGGCCGACCGTCGGCTGGGAGCGTGAGGAGTGATGCTAGACTTCCTTTCCGGTAACGCTGACTCAGCCATCCATGGGCTCTTTTCCGGAGGCTATGTCTGCGGCAGCCCCCACTATTCATCAACGCGCCGCGCACCCATGACGTCCGTCCCCGAGGGAAAATGGAACGTCGGACGCGCTGGTGTCGGAAACTCTTTTGCGGACAAGTCGAAAGCCGAGACCGCACATAGGGCCGCGCTGGAAGCCTGCCACACCCTCGCCGACACCCGCACCGGTTTTCCAAATGACCCGCGATTCGACTATCGGAACGTCTGGGTCCATGAGGGTGATCTGACCCATAATGGGGGTGTCTTTTCCTTCATGCATGGCCTGCGATACGAATGGCGGGACACGACTGCCGCCCGATATTCCGCCCTCTACGACCCGCACTACCTGTCGGCAAAGCTGCACGCAAAACTGCTTAATCGCCCCGCCGAATGCGGACCGCCGACTTGGCTTTATTACGCTCGCGTCGACCACATGAGTGGCGTCACCGGGTTCAAGATCGGGATCACAAGTGTCGGTTTTTCACTTCGGTTTCAGGGGGAAAAGCTGGCCACTTTGACGCCGCTGCAGTGCGTCCTGTTCCCCTCTCGGTTCGACGCCTGCTTGGAGGAGGAAAGGGTCTTGCGGGCGAATGAAAAACACCGCGTCTTTCCGACAGAGTTCCTGTCATCCCGGGGCGGGACGGAGGTCTTTGACCGGGACGTCCTTGGTAGCCAGATTCTGGCGCCGTCCAGCCCTACGTCGTGGGGGTGAGGTCCACCCCATAGGTCAGGACGCACCGGCAGTTGGGATCCAGCGGCGGGAACATGACCGGGCGCGGCGGGTCATTTGCCAACCGACCGGGGGCGGTGAAGGGGGTTCCGAACGGGACGCCCTTCGTCCCTCGACCATACTTCCTGCCCAGCGAGACGTGGTCTGGCCGCACGCGGTCGTCTTTCGCGGTCGTCCAATAGGCGCGGACCTGCCCCGGTTCGAACAGGCTGTTGTCTTCCAGCGCCTGCCGCCACGCCTCGTATGACCCGAGGTTGGCCGCGCGCAAGGCTTCGGTCCGCGCGATCACCATGCTGCGATGCTTGGTGTATCGCTCATGGTAGCGTTTCTTCATCTGCCCGGCGACGGCGTCGAGTTGCTTTTGCGCGAACGCCTTCGCCTCGGGCGTCTTGGCCGCCATCACCTCGTAGAGGTAGGGATCCAGCCGCTTGTCGCGCAGTCGAAACGATGTGATCCCGTCCAGAGGGTTGCCCTTCGCGTCGACGCGGAAGGCGCTTTCCCCGGTCTGCACGAAGCTATGGGTCCGCGTCCTGATCTGGCCGGTGGCATCCATGTATTGCGTCGTGAAGGTCTTCGGCATCTGGTCGCCGCCGCCCTGAAAGCCGATAGGGCCCTGCCCGCCGACACCTCCCGCTGCCCGGCTTATCTTGGCCCACTGGCGACCGCCCTTGATCTCGCCCGGGGTGAAGTTCATCTGCCGGAATTTGACCGGGTTGTCCTTCCGCATCCGCTCGATCATCTCGGGGGTGTAAAGCCCCCATGAGGCGTCGATGTTCTTCGCCCCCGCGACAATCTCATCGATGGTGGCACCGAAGTTTTCGACGTGGCCCTTTTGCGACGTTGTCAGGTCAAGCCCCACCCTGATCTTGCGCGCGGTCGTGCGGGGGTTCTCGCCCGCCAGCAAGCCCTCGCGCACCATGGCCATGATGTCCTCTCGACCGGGCGGCAGCATCTCTTGGATAAGGTTGCCCTGCCACGTCCGGGTGGCCGCAATGGTCTTGGGGTTGATCGGGTTGAACCGGTAGCCCGGGCTGTCCGGCGTCTTGCCCTCACCATAGAACGTGATCCCCGCGCCGCTCGCAGGCATCTGGGGTGACCCGATGGGGACCGGCATCAGCCGCAGCCCTGCCGCCGCCAGCCGCTGGTTTTCCCGCACCGCCTTGGCCGCCGCCGACCGAATGTCCGCCTCTGCCGCCGTGCCTGCCGCCGCGACGATGGCGGACAGAACCGCGATCATCTCCGGTGCCGCCGCCGCGTAGAGTTTCTGGACGTAGCCCACCAGCCCGGCAATGTCGCCCTGCAGGATGAATGCCTCGATCTGGGCAAGGCTTGCGCTCGACTGGACCTTGGCCAGCATCGCCTCGACCGCTGCCCGAAGCTGCGGCTCGTATTTCGACAGCACTTCGGCGAGTTTCGGATCCACGTGTGCCCCTGTTCAGCCCGGCGGAACCGCTGGCCACGGTCCTTCGGCGACCCATGCCTCGAATACCTGCCGGTCCTTGTCGGTCTGGAAAAAGTGCGCGCAGACCACCCGCCCGACGTAGCCCGAAAACTGCAGCGCGGTGTCACCCCACTGACCGAGCCCACCGTAAGGCGCGACGGGCGCATCGGTCACGGCAGGCGTGCCGGTGAGGACGCCCTCTGCCGCGAGGACGCCATCGAGGAACCCCTGCACGGGGGCGGGGGCGCCCAAGAAAAGGGCACGGACCGACAGGGTGTGCGCCTGCCCGGGCGTCAGGGGTGCGGTGCCGGTGATCTGCAGTTCGTTCGCGTCCGGCCTCGCGACCGAGAAGGCCGGGCGCAGGTCTGACTTCAGTTCCAGCGCCATCCGCGTGCCGCCGCCGACGCCAAGGAAGGCCACCACGGGCGCGTCATCCTGCTGACCTGCCACTGCTGCGACCCGGGCCACCACAAGCATGCCGGTGTTGCTCGTCGTGAAGTTGTCGCTCGGGTTGATCAGGCCGCCGTCAGCCCCGTCGAACGAGATTGCCCCGCCTTCGTAGGCCGTCACGATGGGGTCGGCTGCCCGGTAGGTGTAGGAGGTGTTGCCAAACTTGGACCGGATGGCGCCGACCGGCTGCCCGGGCGCCGTGACCGGGGTGATCGCTTCATCATCCTGCCACAGCAGGGTCAGGTCTTGCGGGTCCAGCGCGAAGCCCTTCGTCTGCCGCAGGATGGCCTGCACGCGCTCGGTCAGGGTCGGGTTGGCGACCGTCGGCAACTCCACCTCTGGAGGCTCCGCCGCCCATGCCTCGATCACCTTTTGCTGGGCTGCAGTCGGGATGAACGGCAGATAGACCGCCCGCCCCAGCCCGCCTTCGAAGAATTCGTTGACGCCGCCCGCGACGAAAGCCCCCGACCGCACACGGGTCGGCAGGGTATCCTCGAGGTTTCCGCCCGCCGCCGGGACGGCGCTGCTGTCCCCAAGCACGCCGTCCTTCCAGATGCGGGCGCCGCCGTTCGCAAAGTCCACCGCGCAGGAGACGACGGTCCGCTCTCCGGGCACCAGCGTGTTCGGCGGCAGTTCGACCTTGCCAGCCCCATCGCCCAGATCGGTCCGGCGATAGTTGAACGTGACCGACAGGTCGTAGTCGGTGTGGAGGGTCAGCCTGCCCAGCGCGCCGCTGACTTGCGAGCAGGCGATGGCGTGCGCACGGGATGCCGGGCGGCGCGGCACCTGCATCGCCTGACAGATGAAGATTGCCGACCGGTTGCGGAAAAACCCCCGCAGGATGGCGTCTGCGTTCGTCGTCGGGTTGGTGGTCGCCGACACCGGGTTGATCAGCCCTTGCGCCTCGATCACGGGTCGCACGCCGCCGCCGCTGAAGAACCCCGGCGCGCTGCCCCACTTGGCGTTCTGCCGCAGGATGGGCTGCCCGAGGGCAGTCGCCGGAACGTTGCCCGTGGTCAGGTTGGTCGCGAAGTCGAAAGGGTCGAAGGCGAAGCCAGCCGTCGTGCCGATGATCGCCTGAACCTTGTCGCTCAGAGACCGGCCCACCCCGGCGGACTGAGTGACCCACCGCTCGAACAGGTCGCGCTCGTCTGCCGTCGGCAGGCCAGCATACTCGACCACCCGGCGGAACAGGGTCTGTTCGATGGCATACAGAACCACCCACGTCTGGGTCATGCTGGTCGCAGGCCCGGCGGCGCTCGAGAAGGTGCCGGTCCCTTGGCTTACACCGTTCAGCCAGACCTCGGCGGTGTTTGCCGTGAAGTTTGCCAGCGCGGTGATCGAGAAGAATTCCCCCGGCTGCACCCTGTCGGTGGTAGTGATCGTGACGGAGTTCGCCCGCTGCTGATCAGACCCGGCGATCAGGACCGTGACCGTCCCGTCAGGGTTCAGGACGACGTCCAGCATCTCGTTGCCGCTGCCTCGCTCACGGCGATAGAGAAGAGTTCCGGCATTAAGGGCGGGAACCCTGAAGCCCAGCGTCACGCAGTAGGCATCCCCACCCCGGAAGTTGAAGCCCGCAAACCCAAGCCCCCGCAAGAAGCTAAGGTCACTCTCTGCGGTCAGCGAAGGGAAGGGGCTCTGGAGGGAGAGGTTCTCGGTCCCTGCACCCCACTTGCCGTTGATCCGACCAATAAGGTCAGGCCCCGTGATAGGGCCTCCCGTGCTGTCGCGGAGGGTGGAGAGGTCGGACGGGTCAAAGACGAAACCCCGCCCCTCGACGATAGCCCGCACGTCGGCATCCAAGGCTGGGAATGCAGGGACCACCAGAGAATTACTGACCTGCTGCATCCCTGTCGCGCCGCCATCATTGGTCGCGCCCTCGAGGATGCTTACCCGCCGTCCACGCCATGCATCATCGATAGGAATAGGGCCCGGCTGAACCGAAATTCCAGACGGACCGCCGACCACGTTCAGGTTTCCGGTGATTACCGGCTCTGGCACGCCCGACCAGACGCCCTGCGTATAGGTCAAGGCGTCTTCATCTTCCGACAAGGCAAGGACCGCCGGAGTGATCAGGTCAACCGGAACAAAGGCGCCAGCACCCCTCAGCCGGGTGTCAAGTGTCGCCGTGCCCATGCCGTGCGGGATGGCCGCGTCGCGGGACACCTTGCGCCCCATCGACATGTCGACCGTCGTGTCTTCGGTGCCTGAAAGGCGGCGCATGGCCTCGACCCATTGCCGCGATCCGGGTTGAATGCGCCCCGATGCCATGCCAGCCCCCTCAGTTTCCGGTGATCCACGGCGTCGCGCCGTCATAGTAGGCGACCAGCCATTGCCGCTTGCTGGCCAGCGTCATCTGCCCCCAGTCCGCACCCCGGGCGACGCCTTGCGCGTCCGCCCAGCCGTCGATCTGGGCATGGGTCGTCATCGTGTCCCACGGGAAGCTGACCGGGTCCGTCACCGGGTCGACCTGTGCCGCCGCCGGGGCAGCCTTGGTCCAGTCGACCTGAAGGAAGGAAATGATCTTGCCGTCGACTTCGGTGATGGTCACCACGTTCCCGGCAGCCCTGCAGGTCACTTCTGTATCGCTGCCCGTGCTGGGAAACGTGCCGTCGTAGTGCCAAAGCGCGGCAAGTTCGACAGCCGTCAGCCCTGCTACCGAAGGCTGCCCGTCCTGCCCGTTAAACCAGCCAATCCAGAAGTCCGGGTTGCTGATGGGTTCGCTTCGCGCGTCGAGGTCGCGGTTGAAACCGTCGACCGTCATCCGATTAAGGTTGATCTCTCCGTCGTGACAGACCGTCCCGGGCGGCAGGTCGAACGTGATTGTCGCTACCGCCGTGCCGACACCGCCGATGGTGATCGTCGGTTCCCCACGAGGAGGACCGCGCCGCAGCCTCTGGTCCAGCGCGATGCTACCCACGACGTGCGGCTTCCTCGCCAGCCGGGCCGCCTTGCGCCCCATGCTCTGATCTAGGGCCGTGTCAGTCGACCCCTGCAAGTTCCGCATCGCTTTCGTCCATGCGGTCGTCCCCGGCCTGATCCTGCTCATCGGTGATATCCTCTATGACTGCGAAACCTTCGGCGACCAGCCGGTCGACGATCCACGACTTCAGCAGCAGCGACCGGTTCGTCCCGTGAAATGTCGCTGCCTTCTCGACGGCGTTCCTGAAGCCTTCCTCAGCCCTGAACGCGATGATGTTGCTGGCCACCATCCTACCCCTTGCGCCCGCCGGACGCTGCCCGCTTGTTCTTCTCGATCAGCTTGTGACCGAACCCGCCCGCCGCGAGAAGCCCCCACGGCGCATCCTTGCCCTCGGAGATCGACGGCTTCATGTCCGTCTCGCGCTTGGCGATCCACGTCGACCCGAGGAACATCACCATATCACCGCGCTTGTATGTGTCACCTTCGACGTGCGGGCCCTTGAATGCGTCCGCGATGCCGTGCCCGAAAATCTCGCTCAGGTCGTCACGCAGCTTGGCGAGGAAGTGTGTCTCGAGTTCCTCTCGCATCGCGCCGAAGTCGTCTTGCATTTTCTGCAAGACGGTCGCCTGCATGCCGGTGACCGCGAGGTTGGCCGCCGCCGTGGCGCGGTCTTCGGTCTCTTGCTGCAGCTTGGCGATCTGGGCACCGATGGTCTTGGCAACGTGATCGACCTGTTCGGTCTGCCCGATCAGGGCCGTGGCAAGCTGCCGGAGTTCGCTCTCTGCCTTCCGGATCCCGACGAGGTCCGCCGCCAGATCGGCGCGCTGTTTCAGCAGGCGCTGGACGTCCGCGTCCGCCTCCAACTGCCGCACCTCGATCCGGGTGATGTCGACGGCAGCCAGCTTCGCCACCGCCTCGCCCAGCCGCTGTTCGATCTGTTCGATCATGCGGGTTGTGAACCGCGCCTCCGCGTGCAGGTCGGCCTTCACGTCGGCCATGGCCTTGCGGGCCTCTTGGGTCGTGATGACCTCGACCCGCTTCAGGACGTCATCCCCGAAGGTGTCGAAGTGCCCCTGCACCGTCGACTTGGCGACCGCCGCCGCCGCTTCCTCGACCCGCTGCCGCAGGGCCTTGCCGAAATCGCGCGGATCAGCGTGCATCGAAGCCCTCCAAGATGGACGACCAGTCGCCCTTGCGCACGTCGTCATCGGTCGCGTCTTCGTCCGCGCCTTCCTCGACGTCCAGTTCATCGTCCGGGTTTTCGTCCGGCGGCTCCTCGCCCGGTGCCGCCGGGCCGGTCGGAGCGAAGTCTTCCAGATCCTCTGGGTCCGGCGCCGGGGTGAGTTCGGCCTTGGCGCGCAGCAGGTTCTCGAGGGCGCGGTCGCCCGCGAGGTTGAAGCCGACGCCCGCCATGGAGGTCAGGAACGCCCCCAAGGACTGCAGGTCTGCAGGCTCGATCTCGCCCGGCTGCGCTTTGGGGCGCAGTTCGTCGTTCAGCCCGTTCACGCGCCAAATCTGGGGGATCAGGCTTTCGTTCACCACCGCCGCGATGTGGTCGAGGTAGGACCGCATGGCCACGCCGAAGGTCTGGATTTTCGACTTGCCCAGCGCCAGCGACCCACCGCCGTCGGCCCCGAGGAAGATGAAGTCGGCCATGACCGACCGGGCAATGTCGCGCTGGTAGCGGTTGATGCTTTCGTCGATCTTCAGCGCCCGGCTGCCGCCCGACGAGATCAGGCTGAATTCGTAGAACGCGTTGCCCTTGTCGTCGCGGTCGGACGGCAGGAGGACGCCCTCTTGCTCATCCCGGCGGACGTTCTTCAGGAACGCCTCGTAACTGACCCGGGCCGCCTGAGCCTCCGGTCCCTTCGTCGGGTCCAGCACGTCGCTCGGCACCTTCAGGACGGGATAACCGGCGAGGTCGCGCTCGATCCCGATTCCCTCGATTTCCTGCAGCCGCTTCAGGAAGTAATACGCCCGGTAGGCTGACCGGAGTGCGGGGCGTCCCTCCGGGTTGTCGAGTTCGGCGGTTGTGCGGAAATGGAGGCAGCGCCTGATCGGGACGACCACCTGCGGGCCGTCGTGCGGGGTCTGCACAAACCCCAGCAGGTTTTCTTCCTCATCGTAGACCCACCGGTCGATGGTGCGCTGCGACCGGCTGGCAATGGCGCGCGGTGCCCAGAGCCCATCATCGAAGTCCGACGAAAGCCACGGCTTTGTCGCGTTGAACCCGTTTCGCTTTTTCCAGAGAATTTCGCTGACCGCGAACCCGTAGGTGAACATCGAACATGCGCTGTCGATCACCTCCGGCCAGCTTTGCTGCATGTCGCTGACCAGCATGTCTTCGACCAGCTTGGCGGCATCGACGGCTTCCTCGTTGTCCGGGTCCGACGCCAGAAAGGTCCACCGGACCGACCGCAGGAGCATCGTGATCGAGAAGAGGATGGCGCCCGCCGTGGAGTCGCCGTTCGCCATTTCGAAGTAGGTCTGCCGCCCTTTTCGACCGACCAGTTCGCGCTGGTATTCCTCGCGAATGTAGCCTGAAAAGTTCCGAAGGCCGGACGTGCCGATGCGGGTTGCCAGCGGATATGGACGCTTGGCCTCGGCTTCGTTGAAGTCCGCCATGTGTTAAACGCCCCAACTGATCGGCTGTCGTTGCCGCGCACCTTAGCGCAGGTTCGGCCATTCGGACAAGGTGGCGTGTTGCACGCCCTCAGAGGTTCGGGCGCCATGCGCTCGGGCGCACCCCGCCGCCGACCGCCGCATTCGGTGCGACCACCCGGGTCATGAGGTCCGTCAGGCCCCAGATGGCCGCGTCCGCGCGGTCCGGGCTGCCTTCTCCGACGTAGCCGGTGACCGTCATCGCCATCATCTGATCCTCGAGGTCAGGGAAGGTGCCGACGTGTTGCACGCGCCCGAGTTCGTAGAGGGCCGCCACCGGCTCTGCCCGGACGACCTTGCCCCGCGTCGCGGTGACCAGCTTCACGGGGATGTTCGGCGCCGCGTTCTTGATCACGCTCTCGACCATCGCGCCGCCAAAGTTCGATTCCGCCACCACCCGGTCCGCGTCCCAGTCGTCGTAAGCCTTGGAGACCCGCATGGCCCAGTCCTTCGGGCTGGCCACCAGCGTCGCGTCTTCGATGATGAAGAACCGGTCTTCCTCTTTCGTCTTGCCGAAGATCACGCCTACCACAACGATGCCGATGGCGTCGCTGGTCGAGGTTGCGCTGCCCGCGCCCGACGGGTCGACCGCGACCACCACCCGGTCAAGGCGCGGCGGCATCGACGACCGCTGGAACATGTCCGCCGACCAGAGGGCGCCGGGAATGTCCGTCAGCAGTTCCCCAAGGAGTTCCTGCCGCCCCAGCCGCGTGCCCTCGTAGCGCCCGCGCAGTTCGTTGACCGCGAATTCCGAGAGGTTGGCGATGTTGTCCATCGTGGACGCCCGGGTCACGACGACCGCCGGGTCGCCATCCTTGAACCGGGCATTCAGGGTGCGGAACAGGGGCAGAGGCTTGGGGGTCGACGTCAACAGCATCCGGGGCTGTTCGCGGTTCGGGCCCATCCGGCGTAAACCGAAGCTGGCCTGAGTGTAAACCTCATCGGCCTTTTTGCCCATGCCCGCGAGTTCGTCCAGCCATGCCCCGTTGTGTTCCGGGCCGCGCAGACGCTCGGCTGCCTCTGCGGTGAAGCTGTTGATGCGGCTGCCGTTCACGAAGTCGATCCGCCACGGCTTGCGCAGGACTTTCTTGACCTTGTGCGGGAACCGCTCGACCAGCCGCATCAGGCCGGACGGGCCGTCGAACGTCACCTTGTCGAGGTCGTCAAAG